GGCGTGGCAGGGCTGTCAATAACTGGACCAACAGGTGCAATTGGACCAACTGGATCACAAGGATTGATTGGACCAACTGGATCACAAGGTATTTCTGGATTGACTGGTGTAACTGGTCCTCAGGGCGACACGGGTTTGATCGGACTAACTGGCGACGCCGGAGCTGATAGTTTGGTCACAGGGCCTCAGGGTTCTCAAGGTATCCAAGGAGAAGTTGGAGAACAGGGTGCCACTGGTCCTCAAGGCATTCAAGGTGTCCAGGGACTGCCCGGCGAGGACTCAACTATTGTTGGTCCAACTGGTTCCACTGGACCAACCGGAGCCGACAGCTTTGTTACTGGTCCGACCGGAGCCGACAGTTTTGTCACTGGGCCCACTGGACCAACCGGAGCCGACAGCTTTGTTACTGGTCCGACCGGAGCCCCGGGCCCAACTGGAGCTCAAGGAACTGACATTCACTTTGTTGGTTCTGTTGCAGATGTTGCGAGTCTGCCAAGTGGGGCATCCAGCAACGATGCGTACATTGTTGACTCCGATGGCAATCTTTATGTTTCAGATGGTGCAGAGACTTGGACTGATGCAGGTCAGATTGTTGGTCCTATTGGGCCAATTGGCCCAACAGGTGCAACTGGTGCCGACAGTTTTGTCACTGGTCCAACTGGCCCGACTGGTTCTCAGGGTGATTTAGGGCCGACAGGGTCTACTGGCTCAACCGGGTCTGCGTCACTTGTGACTGGTCCCACTGGGCCAACCGGCCCAACTGGTGCAACAGGCGTTACCGGGTCAGCTTCAACAGTGACGGGTCCTACCGGGAGTCAGGGAGATTTAGGTCCTACAGGTCCAACCGGATCAACTGGTGATTTAGGGCCCACTGGTGCTGACAGCTTTGTTACTGGTCCCACTGGACCAACCGGAGCCGACAGCTTTGTTACTGGTCCGACCGGAGCCGACAGCTTTGTGACTGGGCCAACAGGACCGACTGGTTCTCAGGGTGATTTAGGGCCAACAGGTGCTGACAGTTTTGTCACTGGTCCAACTGGCCCGACTGGTTCTCAGGGTGATGCCAGTCTCGTAACAGGTCCAACCGGATCAACTGGTGATTTAGGGCCAACCGGTCCTACCGGATCAACGGGTGATGCCAGTCTCGTAACAGGTCCAACCGGATCAACTGGTGATTTAGGGCCAACCGGTCCTACCGGATCAACGGGTCCAAGCGGTGGTATCACTTACGAAATCGCAAATATTGGGTCCGGCGCATACAATATAAATGGGTCAAGCAACCCCACTCTCTCAGTTATCAGGGGGCACAGATATGTGCTGAATGTGAACGCTTCTGGACATCCCTTTTGGATTCAGACAGTTTCTGGAGCGTACAGCTCTGGCAACGTCTACTCAGGGGGCGTTACAAACGTTGGCGCTGCGGTAGGAACAATTATCTGGGAAGTCCCCTTTGATGCTCCCGATAATCTTTATTATGTCTGCCAATATCACAGTAGTATGGCTGGGTCCATAATAGTTTCTAATTTAGGTCCTACTGGCCCGACCGGTGTCCAGGGAGTTACTGGTCCGACTGGTGCCACGGGTGAGACAGGGCCATCAGTCACTATTGGGAACGTTGCGCCAGTTGCAGTGAGCGGAAGTACCGTGTCACTTTCTGGAGGTTATGCAAAGTACGGATCAAGCTTCCCAATTATCTACATTGGAACCGAGCCAGGGAGCCCGAACGAGGGCGACATCTGGATTAGTTTCTAACTAGAAGTAGAGGTGATTTAAGTGGTTCAGACAAATGCAAACTTTAGCTCACGCCCGCAATACAGAATAGAACTCTTCACCGAAGCTTACGCGGTGTCTGGCGGCACTAGAATTGATGTCTCTGCCAATCTAGTAAAGTGGCAAACCGTAAATAATAGCCCAAACAGTACTGGAACTCCTCGCTCGTACTCTGTGCCCAATGGTAGGGTAAACAGCACTAGTGGCACCTTGGTACCGTCGGGCGGGGACAGCAATCTAAGCTTCGACTTCAACTATGCTGCAGGTCAAAGCTTTACCATATATAGCGGATTCAGCAGGTACATACCTTCCGCAAATGGCAGCACTACTGTTTCTATTTCCGCGAGTCACAGCTTGCTGGGCTCAGCTACTGCAACTGTAAGTGTAGCCCAAGTTGTTACTGTAGTTAATAGAACTATCTCTTTTAATGGTAACGGCGGAGACACCCCGAGCTCTCAAACCGTGAGTGAAGGCAGTACAATATCTCTGCCGTCATCCTCACGATCCGGTTACACTTTTGACTACTGGATTATAGGCGGGTCAGCATACTATGCTAGCCAAAACTATACTGTCAACAGTGACGTAACTGCGACCGCTAGCTGGACTGCCAACACTCCTGCTCCTAGTTTCAGTGACGGCCTGGACTTTCCTTACAGTATGCGCGTCGGGACTTACTATTATGAGCCGTTTACCGCCAATAATACCACTAACTATCAGCTGATCCAAACCGTCTCTGGGTTAACTATATATAATGCAAATAGCACCAGTGGATTTATAGCTGGTACTGTCTCCGCATCTCCCGGAGGGTACACATTCATTGTTAGAGCTAATGGTCCTGGCGGGTCTACTGACACTTCAAGAACCGTATACATCAGCCCCGCCCTTCCACAGTGGACGGACACCTCTGTAACGAGTAGCGGGAGATTAGGAGCTTACTATAGTTCAAGCTTTTCTGCCACATACGCCACTTCTTGGGTAATCAGTGGGGTACCTAGCGGGCTAACTACTTCTGGGACGTCCTCTTCTACGGTGACAATATCAGGGACGCCTACAAGTGCTGGAACTTACACCTTTAATGCAACGCCTCGAAATTCAGACAACGAGGCAGCTTCTACTGAGTACTTTACAATAACGATCACCCCTAGACTTCCTGTCTGGTCCGACACATCTTTAACAACTACCGCCCGCGTTGGTGTCACGTATAGCAGTACCATTTCTGCAAATTATGTACACAATTGGAGTGTTGTAAGCCTAGAGGGTGTGGGGTTATTTTTTAACGAACAAACAAACCAGACTGCTCTCAGTACGTCGACACTTTCAGGAACTCCCACAAGTTTTGGTAACTTATCCTTTAGCCTAACTCCCAGGAATTCCGCCAATGAGGCAACAACAACGGAAAATTACTCAATAACAATATATGATGCCTCAGTTGTTTGGTCTGATCAAGTCCTAGCTTCCAGTGTTGTAGTGCAAGATGAAGCCTACTCCGATCAGGTATCAGTTGCAGCAGGCCCAGTTTCTATTACTTACTCTGAGACCCCTGGATTCCCGCTACCACCTGGTCTGTTTGTTAACTCGACTACTGGTACTGTCACCGGGTCAGTTTCAACTCCGGGAACTTACTCATTTAAAATACGTGCCACAAACGGTAGTTCAGAGTCTATCGATACCAGTCTACTAAGCCTATCTGTTGAAGCGGCTGGAGGCTATGTAAAGGTCTGGAATGGAACCGTTTGGGTCGACGGGACGGTAAACGTTAGGACTGCTGGCGGCTGGGTTGAAGGTACTGCTCAAGTCAGATCCGCGAGCAGCTGGGTGACCAGCTTCACTAGCTAGGCTTCTTCTTCCTAGTGCGAGTTACTGGCTTGTGTAGGCTCTCAACTATTTTCATCTCTCTGGTCTGAACTTTTTGGAGGCCAATAGTTAAATCACGAATAATATCCAACTGAGACGATACTTTTATTACGTGATTTTCAATATTATTCACACGATCTGCCAGCGAGCCCCCGCCATTCTCCCATAGTTGGTGCTCGACCCTATCTAAGCGGTCTGCTACTGACCTGCCGTCCTTATCAATGCCAAGCGCATCATCGACACGCTTTGCTATCCGATAAACAGCGACCATAGCCGCAATTAAGACACCAAAAGCAGTAATTGATGCTGCCACGGCCATCAGGAGTTCATTGTTCATATATACTTAGTCCTACCTGGGAGAGTGATTAGGTTTGCTTTTACCCATTTTACCCTACTAAGGGCCCCCCGATTCGGGAGTCTAGCCATTAAGTTGGTCACTCCTTACAATCTTTTAAAACATTTTTTGCGTTTTGTTTTGCAAACGCACTTAAAAGGTGTAAGCTGATGACAGATTTTGGAGAACTAATGACTACTCGCAATTACGGAAGATTGGTAAAATAATGGGAGACTGGACCTCAGCTGACGGACGACTCGGTCCTGCAGCTAAATACTACGCTCAGACTCTCAACTGGCAAGTTTTTCCTGTACACGGCATAGACCTTGTTGGTAAGTGCACTTGCGGTAGGGCACATAAGGAGACTAAAGAAATTGCCAAACACCCGGCTTCGCCGCAGGGCCAGAAAGACGCAACAACTGACACTGTCAAACTAAACGCATGGTGGGAAGAAAACCCTAGATATAACGTTGCCCTTTTCGCAAAAGAGTCAGGTTATTTTGTAATCGATATTGACCCAAGGTCCGGTGGTGACGCATCCTTTGAGAAGCTTAAAGAGATGGCTAAAGATGCCCTGCCCCCGACTGTAGAGGCAATAACAGGCGTTTATTGGAGCAAGGAAACTGGCGAACATGTTCGCGGGCGTCACATGATATATAAATGCTCCCCCGATGAGAAATTTATCGGTAATTTTAACGCTAAAGGCCTTGGCGGTATAGACATAAAGCATAACGGCTATGTATTGATTGCCCCATCAAGGCACCATTCAGGGGTGACCTATGAATGGAAAGAAGGCCACGCTCCTTGGAACATAGAGGTTGCAGAGGCACCAGAAGAGCTTCTCAACATAATACGCGTCAGATCAGTGCAGAGGAGCGCATCTGGCACTAGCTATTCAGTTGGTGACTGGGACTTTCTAGACGGACTTTCACTTGGAGACGGCCGTGTAGATATAAAAAAGATCTTAGAAGAAGGCATATCAGAAGGCAACAGAGCAGTAGGCCTGTACTCGCTTGCTTGCGCTCTAGCCAATAAGTTTGGTACAACAGTAGACGGAAGACTAGCAGTAGAGTCCATGATGCTTAGGTTTAATGCAGAAATGGTCAGGCCGCCTATGGAAATAGAGGGCCCTAACTCGATCCTGATGCACACCAGGAGAGCACTCGACTGGGTGGCCGATAACCCCAAGACGAATCTCTACTGGGATGGCATCTCAGATTGGGTTAAAGATCAGGGTATGGAAGTTGGCTCAAATCTACAACGTCAGTTCTTATCGCCAGTCACCTCTTCTACTGCTTTTAATTACGAAACTGATGAAGGTACATACTTAGCACCCTTAGGTGAAGAAGATGGCATTACCAAGAATACTGCAAATAATATTGGTGATCAAATGGCGTCATTTGCAGCGGAGGGTCGTGGCCTCAAGGAAGTCGCACTGGGTGGTAATCTAAATCTGCCTAAAGATGTCGATGCCTTAAGCGGAGACGCTGGCGGGCGGCCTGGATTTAGGAGTCTCTCTGATGTCGGTAACGGTAGGCGACTAGTTGACTCTTTTGGGTCAACTATTAGATATACCCCAGACGTTGGTTGGTTTGTCTGGGATGGGAATTACTGGAAGCCCGATGCTCAAAAGTTATCTATTAGAGAAGTATCTAAGATGGTCTCCACAGTTACCGCTAGCGAAGTTATAAACTATGGACCTGATGACGCTAGAGCTTCTGAGATAGTTAAATGGGCTAACCAGGCTAAGTCAAACTCTAGAATTACCTCAATGATCGAGCAAGCAACCTCAGACACCCGCATACAAGTAAACATTAACGAGTGGGATAGCAGCCCCACTTTGCTAGGTGTAGCTAACGGAGTAGTCGATCTAAAAACTGGAGAGCTAAAGAGTGGACGACCGGATCTCCACATAACTAGGCGATCTCCTATCTCGTACGTGCCCGGTATGACCAACATCAGGTGGTCCACTTTTTTGGATGAAGCCACTAACGGAGACAAGGAAATGCAAGCCTGGCTCCAGCGGGCAGTCGGGTATACCCTCACTGGGTTGAATAATCAAGACGTTCTTTTCTTGATCTACGGACCTCCGGGTTCAGGTAAGAATACTTTCATTGAGACAATATATGAGGCATTAGGTAAATCTGAGTATGCATGGGCACTAGACCCTAACGTGCTTGCACTTGGCGATCGAATGAACTCCACCGATGAGTACCACATGGCCGAACTACGTGGTCGTCGCATGATCTGGGTGGATGAGCTCCCTGAGAGTGAGCGTATCAAGGAAAATCAGGTCAAAAAGCTGACTGGTTCTGGTACTCTACAGGGGCGATCCCCTGGAGAAAAGCCGATCCAGTTCACCTCGCACGGCAAGCTGTGGATTTCTACAAACCACCGTCCTATTATTACAGACGATGCTATGTGGCGTCGTATGCGACCTATTCCTCTGACAAATAAGCCAGAGGTACCGGACCCTAGCCTAAAAGAGTATTTGGCCGACCCAGAAGGAGCTCTTCCAGCAGTCTTAGCATGGGCAGTAGAAGGTGCTGTTAAATATCTTAACTCCAGTGCAGTTGACCCGTTGGGTTGGTGTACGAGGGTGAAAGAAGCTCATGATGTTTACAAAAAGAATGAAGATAGAATCGGAGCTTTCCTAGACGAGGAGATCAAAGTTGTGGTAGGAGCGTCTATAAACCTATCGTCCCTGTTCCAACTATATAAGAACTGGAGCTATGCTCGTGATGAGAAAAATCTCACTCAGATTGGATTCCAACGGAAACTTTCTGATAGAGGTATAGAGATAATTGGAGTTGGCAACAAGGCAACCATCCTAGGATATCAAATGGGCCTAAGGGAAGTTCCGAGTACTACTATGATAGACTACAGCGCACACGCTAGATACGCAGCTGGAACTCCAGGTGGGAACTTTTAGGTCTAAGGAGCAGTATGAAAATCTTTATAGCTACACCAATGTATGGCGGTATTGCCAAAAGCAATTACACTATAAGTTTGCAAAACCTAGTTACTAGACTAGCTCAGGGCGGTCATACGGTAGGAGTTACAACAGTCGGTAACGAAAGTTTGATTACTAGAGCTAGAAACACCCTTGCACATAAGTTCTTAAAGACGGATTTTGACGTACTTTTATTTATCGATGGAGACCATGGTTTTGATTCGGAAGATGTACTAAAAATGATTGAATCCGACAAGGATATAATCGGTGCGATCTACCCGATGAAGGGCATTAACTGGGAAAATGTTAGACTTGCAGCACTAGCAGGGTTCCAAGATCTTTCAATTTTTTCTGGGTATTTTGCATCTAACCTACTTCCTGAATCTACAAAGGATTTTGACAGTGATCAGCCTTTTAAGGTCAAAGACATGGGCACCGGCATGATGGCAATCAAGCGCTCTGTCCTTGAGGAGCTCAAGCAGGTACTACCCACTTATAAAAGTAACTCTATTGGTAATTTAGGTATCGACATGGGAGAGCAGGTTACTGAGTTCTTTACAACTAGAATTGACGAAAACGGAATTCTTCTATCAGAGGACTACACCTTCTGCAGAATGTGGCAAGAAGCTGGAAATGACGTGTGGGCAGCCCCATGGGTTAGGATAACCCACTCAGGTGATTATAATTTTAATGGCACTTTTACTGCCTCAGTTCAGATCGAAGAGGTTAGGCAGGAGCTGCTAAGAAGGCAAGAAGCTGCTAAGTTGGAACTTGCATCTACAGAAGCGGAAGAAAAAGAACCTTCTAAATAGTGAGAAAATAGTTACTAAGGGAAACTCCCTAGATATCCGAGGTAACTAAATATTGGCTAATTCAAACCTATATGTTTGTTCAATCTGTGTAAAGCATCACGTTGTTCCATCGCTAGCGCGGGAATGCGAAAGCAAGCACAAATAAATATCTATTAAAGAGTAGCAAAAACCCCAACGATGTAGTAGCATAGTCTTGACCCGTACTTAAGGAGAGATTATGGCTTTAGTAGATCGAATAACGAATGCTAAGACATCATATAAGAAAACCTTCATGTGTAAGCTGATATCAGTCTTACAGGACCCAAAGCTAACTGAAGCGGACGTAGACGCCGTTATTTCGGTTATAAACTCTAGTCCGTTAGCCGAGGGTTATGTGCCGAACATACGACTCGCATACGCTCTTCGAGAAGAAGGATATGATGTAAGTTCAAGCGCAGTTGATCGCCATAGGCGTAGAGACTGTTCTTGCTATAGAGTGATAACGGGAGCATAATGGATTTGGCAAAGAAACTAGAAGAGCTTCGTTCACCTGGTCGCAGTGGGTCAGATTCGAAAAAGATTGGCACCCCTGAGGATTGGCGTTCTCGCATGGATCTTGACTCAGTAAAAGGAGGATTTGTAATATCCTCTCCACGCCCGGAAGGCGAGCAGACAGCAGATGCAACTAGTGTCTTGGCTGAATTTGGATTGGATCCCCGCGATTGGGTAGTGTCGTCGATGCGAAGGGGCAAGTGGCAGAAATATGATGGGGACTATCTAGAGTCACTTCGGGTAAATCTACTTCCAACCGGTCAGGTTGCAGAAGACAGCTTTGATGTTGAATCTCTAATGGATGAGATTAAAAAGTGGCGTCCGGCCAAAGGAATTAAAAAGTCAACAGGGACTGGTGCTTTCTTGGCTGCCCCTAGCGACCAGCAGATTGGTAAGAAAGCTAACGGTCAGGGGACAGAGCAGTCTATAGGACGACTACTGCAATTAACTGAGAGTGCTGTACATAAGTTTGAAGCGTATAAGCGAATGGGTCTATCACTAGGAACCATATGTCTTGCCCTACCAGGAGACCACGTTGAGGGTAACACTAGCCAGCACGGAAGACTTCAAGGGCTTGCTGCATCAGATCTAGGGCTCACAGAGCAGACCAGAGTTGCCCGTAGATTGCTTTTAGCACAGATTAAAGCCTTTGCACCACTTACGGAGAACATGATTGTTCCTGTGATCAACGGTAACCATGATGAGGTAACTCGTCAAGTTGCTGCCGACCCAGCTGACGGGTGGAACGTAGAGATTGCGTCTGCAGTGCAAGATATCTGCGCAGAGAACCCTGCACTTGCACATGTCGAGTTCAGGTACCCGTCCAGCGGGCATCAGACGCTAACCGTGGACGTTGCTGGCACAATGTTAGGCCTATTTCACGGACACCAAGCTAGTCAGAATAACATCATGAAGTTTTTGTCCGGTCACGCAGCGGGGCAGACGGCCCTAGGTACGGCTGATCTTTGGATCTCAGGGCACTTTCACAACTTTAGGAGCATGGACATTAGCCAAAGATTGTGGCTACAGTGCCCCACAACAGATCCCGGAAGCGAATGGTACAGAGACCGTAGCGGCATGGAGTCAAAGCCCGGATTGCTGACTGCTGTTATCGGTGGAGACTTTGAGCCACGAGAATTCATAAGCGTACTAGCAGTGAGAGGTTAAGTGTAAGAATAGTGAAGGTAGCGGTCTACACAGTTGCACTCAATGAAGAGAACTTTGTATCAAGATGGTATGAAAGCGCAAAAGACGCCGACTATCTCTTAATTGCAGATACCGGAAGCACTGATAAAACCGTGAAAATAGCAAAAAAGCTTGGAATCAACGTAATAAACGTAAAAGTCCGACCTTGGCGATTTGATGATGCACGTAATTCCTCTCTTATTTCGATTCCCGATGATGTCGACTACTGTATCGCCTTAGATATGGACGAGGTCCTCTTACCCGGATGGCGTGAGGAGCTCGAGAATGCCCTAGAGAAGGGCTGGACGCGTCCGAGGTATGAATACACGTGGAACTGGAAAAACGACGCTGAGACCGAGCCAGGACTCCAATATGGTGGTGATAAGATTCACGCCAGAGCCGGGTACAGGTGGACGCACCCAGTTCATGAGGTTTTGACGCCCTACGGCGACATTGAGGAGACTCAAGGGTGGGTAGGTCTCAAAATCCGCCATCATCCAGACAAAACTAAGTCAAGATCTCAGTACTTCCAGCTCTTAAAGATGTCCATAGAGGAAGCACCAAATGACGACAGGAACGCATACTATTACGCCAGGGAGCTTTTCTTCTGGAATATGTATTCTGAGGCAATAGAAGAGTTTAAGCGCCACCTGAGTCTACCTACGGCTCTTTGGGCACCAGAACGAGCTGCCTCTATGAGGTATTTGGCCAAAATGATCCCGCTTGAGAGTGAAAAGTGGCTTCTATCAGCAATTCTCCAAGCTCCTGGTCGAAGAGAGTCCTTAGTTGAACTCTCTCAATTGTACTTCACTGAGTCTAACTGGCAGGAATGCTTGAAATACGCAAAAATGGCGTTAGATATTGAAAATAAGCCATTGGACTTTTTATGCGAAGATTTCGCATGGGGATACCTTCCATGGGATCTGGCTGCAATTTCCAGTTACTGGCTTGGAAATAGTCAGGATTCAGTAACGTACGGCAAAATGGCCATAGAGTTAAGCCCTAAAGAACTGCGTCTAAAGAAAAATCTAGATTACTATTTAGGTAAAATTTAGCTATTTTTATTCTTTTCGATGAGAGCGTGGAATGCCTCTACAGCGTTAGCGCTAGTGCGACTCTGCCACGTGAACTTACACTCAGTGCAGCCAACTATTTTCATAGTTGCCCATCGGCCGCCGTCAGGCCGATCTACTGTAGCGGTTATTAGTTTGTCAGTTTTTGCACGACAGCTTGGACATAGTGGGAATTTCTTATATCGCATCTCTTGCCCGTCCCAGTTTACGGAAAGAGTATTTCTCATCTTCTGGTAGTCTAAGCCACCCCAGATACCCCAAAGTTGCTTGCTATCAAGAGCCCACTTCACGCAATCGCGCTTCACTGGGCACACTTCGCAAAGCTTTTTAGCTTCTATCTGCTGCGAGGGCTTATTAGCAAAGAAACTATCCATTCTATCTAGATTTTCTGGTTTAGCACACTCTGCCCTATCGTGCCAATCTGGTGATTCAATAAACAATATCTACCTCCACAAAAGTTGCGTCTCGTTCATACTCTTCGTCTGATAAGTCGTAGTAGGTGGGGAATCTTTCGCCCTCAAGGTAGGAGTACCCAGCTTTAGTTATCCATGCTGCGTCTATAAGCCTATGGGCAGCGCCAATCGTCTCTGATACGCCTTCTTGCTGTATAGCAGATGCTAAAGACCTTCTGTAGGAGACATCACTGTCGAAGTATATGTGTTCACTCAGGAAGAAGATGATAGAGTCTTCTGACCCCTGGCGCGGAAAGCCGTCGCCATCCCAAGTGATCCAAGTAGGATCCTTAGGTAGTCTTAATTTTAATACGTCCACATAAGTAATTTTATATAAAGTTTTATTGAAGTGTACCGTAGATTACAAAATTAGTTAATTAGTTCCAAAAGGGCTGACTGAAGCCTGTTTTAGAGATCCAAAAGCAGTAACTATAAATATATTGGCCTTCTGGGCCTCTTCAACCTCAGAGATAGTTTCAGCCTTAGGATAGGAAACTTTGATCTCTAAAGTAACTTTATCCAAGACGTCCTCAGCCGCGATTGCTAGAAAAGATGCAATTTTACCTATAGCTAAAGTTTTTGCTTCCTCCAGAGTCTCTGCTGCAACTTTTAGCTCAAAAGATGTTCTCACTGTTGAGCCTTCCTGTAGCGCTTTTCTAGTTTGTAAGGAGAATAGTGGACGCCCTTAAGCTCTGGTAATTTTCCATCAGTAGCGTTGAATATTACGTCTCCATAGCGTATAGCCGCAACGGAACCAACCCGTCCATTGTGGAGCGGTCCAAGTTTTTCTGAGAAACCGTCTGATTTTACCCGTACAACGTCGCCAACTGTGATCTGTCCAGGCTGTAGCGGTACCCAGATATAGTCGTTCTCGGTTATCTCTACCTTTAAGGCGTGACCTCTAGCCAGTAGTGGGAATACTCGAAGAACCTCTTCGGTCATATTATCACTAAGGGTCGCAGTCTGCTCCCAAGCCTCAAGAAGCTTTAAGATGGCCTTACCTGATCCAACTTTAACCTTTGCGGCTTCTAGTTGTTCTTTGATCCACTCGGGATTTAGTTCTGGCATTATATTCTCTCCTTTGATAAGTCTAACACTATAGATTCTAACTTGTTGAGTACTTCGTCTCTACTAGGAATATTATTCCTGTAGCTAATTAATTGCTCAGATGCTATTTGTTGACGCGCAAACGTGTCAGAGTCCTCCACTTGATACGCTAGGAGGCCCCAAGATTGGTCAAATCCCACAGTGTCTTGCCAATATGTCACAACGGGTGTTTCCGTGTTGAGGGCTTGGATGTGTCTATAGGACCACCAAGTTCCAATTTTTCGGTCCTGAGGGGGCATAATAAGACCTAAAGAAGTCTTTATGACACCTAATGCCTGCGTGTCAGTTGCTTTTGTGCCGGGTTTAGTTGCTAAGCCGGGATACCTAGCAGTAGCAGCCACAGTTTTCCACCAAGAACTAGACATATTCTCTACCGCCCAGGCTTCATTCCTTATGATCGTCTTGACGGGGGTAGTGAGTAGAAGGCTATCAACAGAAACTGGGACTACAGAGCCAGAGTCTATAAAAGAAATTTTGTTAGCTATAGCACTACTAGAAAGCCAGGGCACAGACGGAACTAATGTCTTGGGCCACTCCAATGTGGCCATTTTGTCTGCAACGGACTCTATTGCTGATCTAACTGGACCAGTTTTAGCAGTTAGGTAGTCAACACGATTAGCAAAAAAGCTACTAAAAATCTGATCTGGGTCACGCTTAAATGATCGGATGCTGTTTTTGTATTGCCAAATCTGGGGGCTGTCTACAACCAAGCGCAGCTTGGGAGACTCGTACATCAGGTTGAGCACGTGAAGTGCACCATAAAGCTTATTTGCTGCAGGGGAAGTTAGAGGTGAGAAGCCGAATATTACTAAATCGAACTCTTCCAGGTTGGACCTGGTCCAAAATATTTTAGGCTCAGACCATGTTACGGTTCCGAGCTCAGAATAAGCCGATGCTAGAGTGCTAAAGAATGAGACGTTGTTGGGCTCTTTGCAATGACTGGAGCTCATTCCGGTAAAAAGTATTTTCATAGTCTTTCCTTAAGTAGGAGGCAGGGTCCCTAAGAACCCCGCCTTCTTCTTATATTCTATTGGTTAGAACGGGGTGTCTGCACTAATTGGCGCTGCAGGAGCTGGTGCCGGTGCTGGTGCCTCAGAGTAAGCAGGCGCAGCAGCAGGGGCTGGTGCCTCGGAGTAAGCAGGCGCAACAGCAGGAGCTGGTGCCGGTGCTGGTGCAGGTGCAGGAGCCGCAGCTGCCATGGGAGCACTGACCGCAGCTGAAGCAGCTCCAGTAGGGTAATAACGCTTAATCTCGTTGCTCTGGTTGCCGTTATAGCTACGTATACCAAGGGTTCCACGGAAGGTGCGACCGAGAAAAGCCTGCTCTGCCTGGGCAGGTGTAGGGTTAGCTTCCCAGAAGTTGGTGCCTAAGCCCATTGAAGATGCCTTCATGAAGAACATCTGCATAGCCTTGGGGTTGTCAGGGCTCACGACTAGTTGATCCCAGACGCGACGCTTGTCATGCGTTCCACCCTGGACCTCATTGGTAATCTTGAACATGAGCTTACCGGTTTGAGCAGTTGCGGCCTGAGCTTCAATAATCTTTAGCTCATAGTCGCCATCTGGTAGTGGCTCGAAGTTGTTGCTTGTTGCTGCTGTTCCAGCCTGCTTTAGCAGGTCTGAGAAGTTAACAGTTGACATATTATCTTTCCTTACTTAGTTGTTGGTATTGTTGGAGTCTTCTTTTCACCGAAGACCATGTCTAGCATACGTTCGACCCCGAGGTCGCCCTGTTGTACTATTTTTCCTAGACGCCCTTGGACGCGCTCTCCAGCTTCCCACTCAGGAGTACGCTCAACATACATGCGTCTTACCTTCAGGGGGGCCTGCATTGGATCGGGGTTTGGTTCCGTCTCCACTGTGAGTGCTCCGAGGATGTCATAGAAATAGGGGGCCTGAATAGCTAGCTGGCCCTGTAGGTACGGACGGAATACACCGTCTTGGCCCTTACGTGCCATGGCTGTCAGTACTACAGCCTCTAAAGGCTGAGTAGGGTGCATAGTGAGGTCACGAAGGTCACGAAGTAGCGCTCCCATGTGGCGAAGTAGTTCGCCCCACTGTTGCATCTTCATTTGCTCTGTGCCAGCAATGTTGTCCATGCACTTAACCTGCAACTCTGAGATGGAGTCAATGATTAGGGACTTGAACTGGTGCTTACCGCTCTGAAGCCATTGAAATGTCTTCATGACCACATCGTACTCACGGACTTGGACCACAACTGTGTCCCAAGTTCCATCAGCGATTGGCGGTTCTTCGGTCATTGGATCCCAATACTTGATAGTTACGGGTAGAAATCTGTGTCCACCCTCAACATCAAGCATTAGGCGTGGGTATGGTGCCGTGACTGCAAAGCTGGACTTTCCAACTTTGGATTCGCCATAAACCATAATTGTTAAACTGCGATCGACGTCAGACATTACTCACTTCCTTTCTTCTCTTCTGTTATTCCATAGTAGCCGTAAGGGTCGGAGACCGCAAACGCATCGCTAAGTGCCGCCTCTGCGGCAGAGCCGTCATCAAAGAGCGGACAAGTAGCGAAGAATTGACACTTCCACTTGCAATCCTTAGTTGGTGTAGGGTATGCATTTCTATAGTGACTACCGCCAGCATCGAGTGCTTCACGCACGTCTAGCATGTCGGTCAGTGTGCCTTCTAGTTGATCTAGAAAAGCACGGAGTGTAAATCTATTGTGCCGAACTTCAATCTGTTCGTAGAATGGTGGCTTGGCATATGCGCCACGCTTGACCTTACGGAGCATAGTAAAGATGGCCCCATCTGTGCGCTCGCCTGGTACTTCTTGCGCCTCGTCTAGGAGCATGTAGGTCTTAACCTGCTCGTTCATGTGTGCCATGGAGCCAAAGTCAGCAAAAGAGCCGCCTACGGTCTTAAAGTCACGAATCATGCGCGCACCATCAAGCTTTCGACGTACACGCATGTCAATCTTACCCTGAAGGATAACCTTACCGTCAAGCATAGGACGCTCGAGAATCTCCTCTGTGGAAATCATTTCAAGTTCTGCGTCAATACCCTCTTGCTCGATCCACTCTAGGTAGCCCTCAAGCATAATGCGACCAAGGTCTGCCTCAGCTTCCAGTGACGTAGTGTCTCTATACGAATCGCTCATCTTTTTTAGATCTTCTCGTACTAGGTCAGTGTGCGCCTCTAATAGATCCTGCCCCGTTGAGTAATGACGGTCTAGTGCTTCGTGAATTCGTGAGCCCAGTGCAAGCGCCCCGGTGAAGTTTTGAATCTTTGGCTTCAAACGTCGATAGTATGTTAGCCACCAACGGCGCCTGCAGTCCTTAAAAGTTTGAATCTCTGAATTAGAGATTCTAATTGGGTCTGACATTATTTTCCTTTCTTACTGTTCTCTAATAGTTCTAGTAGCTTGGCCTTATCTTTTACAATCTGGTCAAAGTTCTCGGACTTCACGTCAAGCGCTTCAATTACACGCTCTTCGATAGTTCCTTCAGTCACATAGTCCGTGATAATCACTGAGTCGTGGATCTCTGACCCAATCCTGTGAACGCGATCCATTGCCTGCTTGTGGTCAACAAGTGACCACGGTCTCTGAAGCATAACAAGTCTTCTTGCTGCTGTCAAGGTAATTCCAACACCACCAGCTTGCGCAGTGAAGAGAATCCACTTAATTCGTCCAGCCTGGAAGTCGTCGACTGCCTTTTGACGCTCGTCACCCGACTGTGAGCCGGTAATCAAACCGTGGGCCATACCTTCTTTGGTCATGCGGGCGCTAAGTATCTCAATCAACTGTCGAGAGACAGCGCAAACGGCGACAGAGTCGCCTCCAAAGTCTCCATTTTTGACGTCATCCATCAAGGCATCTACCTTGCAAGACGGGTCAGACAGCAGTAATTTCTCATCGCCGGATTCGTCTATTGTCATCTGACCGTAAGAGCTAGCAAACTGGAGCAATCTCATCGTTTGAGTGAGCGGATTAGGTGCAACAATAACGCCACCTTCGCCGTTACCAGATTCCATATCTATTTGCTCGAACTGTTCGGCAGGAGTCGAGTCCAGCAGTGCGATCATATTCTCAAGCATTTGCTTATAGGCCTTTGCCTGTTTAGCGCCCATCTCAACGTCTCTGCGATCATTAATAATCTCTGGAAGCCACGGGAGCACACGGGCTTTAAGCATGCGACGCATGCGAGGATGTATCCCGGCATAGAATTCATCCTCCATGTGTGGCTTAAGCCCTAGGATCATCATTCCACCAAAAGCATTCATCATGGTGTTGACATAGCGGTCAATCCACTTAGTCTTGCTTGGCCACTCTTTGTCGTCTAGCCAACGCAGGATCGGGTACAGGTCTACAACATTATTTGCTATAGGAGTACCGGTAAGTGCAAATCTAAGATCTGCAGCACCGCTAGCAGCCCAGAGAGCTCGTGTTTGCTTGGACTTAGGGTCCTTAGAGCGGTGAATTTCATCGGCAACTACTGCCTTAAAGGGAATATCATTCAATTCTCTGTTGTGCACCTCGCATCTGCCCTCTGAGACGGCAGAATTGTGGCCACCGCATGCCACACAGCGGGCCAGGGCAATGCCTCCATAAGACTGAAGTTTAGAGTGAGTCCGTAGGGATTCCCAATTTATGATGTAAACATCTGCTTCTGTCTCGAAAGCCTTCCTCCGCTGAGTAGCAGTGCCTTTAATGATCTGAACGTTAGTCCCTGGCCACCACTTCTCAAACTCTCTCGCCCAGTTGGCCTTCAAAGTGTTGGGGCAGACAATCAAAGCCGGGAAAACTTCCTCTCCGCGGTCCTGTAAGGCCTTTAGGGACCTAATAGCCTGAGCGGTCTTACCTAGGCCTGGTTCGTCCGCTAAGAGTGCCCTGCGAGCTGTTGTGAGGAACTCTACGCCAGCTCTCTGGTGGGGAAATAGGTCTTCATCGCCAGTGTCTGAAGTTTCAAGCTCTCTAAGAGCATTCGCTGGGTCAATTCTAGTCAATCGCTCATTAGATGCCCATTCTTTGAGCAGTGGGCCGATCTCAAGTTGGTCCTTGAAGGTTGAGCGGAGCGATAAGCATCCAGTCCACGACACCGGGATGCGCCAAACATTCTTGGCACCGTCCCATTTGGAGCCAGGAAGTGCTCTACAGACCTCTTTTAGACGCCATTCGGTATTGATGATGATGTGCTCACCGTCAAGCTCTACATAGACAGACAACCTGTCCTCCTTCGTCATTAAGTAATTATATTATCAGAAAAAAAGCTATCTGACTACTATTTTTTGATAATAGTTTTAATCTTGTAGCAATGCTACAGGTTTCCAGCCAGTTTTTACTAATCTTAGTAGACCATGTCTAATTGCATCAAGTGCGTGACCCTCGCCACCCCTGTGCCAATACTCTAGCTTCTTTAGTTTAGGGTTGTCAAACATTGCTTTTGCATCTGCAGGTGATTGAAAGTAGATATCATCCGCTGGACGTCCGTTATCCATTAGGCACTGCTTAAGTATGCCAATCTGCTCTAGAGAGTAAGGCGCTTGAGTGCTTTTAACAGTCTTAGCATTAATCGTAAACCGCTCGCAAGTAATATCTAGGTTATACCGCATCGCAGGATCCCACAGGACCTTACGTATGACCTCCGCATACCCTTCCTGTTGTACTTCAAGAGACCACTCTAGAACTGGCTCAGCGGCTCCGTCACGGCTGAATAGAGCTATACCAGTAGCTTTACCTGGATCAACTGCTAATACATACATCATGCGTACTTCACTCCCCAATTCTCTAGAGGCCCTTCAACGTCAGCAGTTAGCGGTACAGCCCAACCTTCTGTTGTAGTCATGCACTCTTTCACTATTCTCTTAATCTCTTCTGCGTCTTTTCTAGGCGCATTTAGGACAATCTCGTCATGAACTGGGACAATTAGCAAGTCAGTTAGGTCAGCTTGGTCTAGTTTTACGAGATTTGATTTAAAAATCTCGGCCGCTCCTCCCTGAATTAGGTAGTTAACCAATGTGTACACACGATCATCATCACAAGGGAGGCGCCTACCGGTCCAGGTGTTGACATAACCGGTACCTTCTGCTTCTAGTCTTTGGAGGCCTCTAGCCTCTACAGCCTTTTGGAACCCCTGCATACCCGGGAATCTAGTATCAAAGCTGTCTGATACCGCACGCATCTGATCTTCAGCTACGCCGGCAGTTAGTGCTTGCTTAGCTATACCAGCACCGTATAGCCGTCCATAGACAACTCCCTTAATTAGGGCACGTCGTTTATCAGACTTCTCCATAGTTGGATCTTGGTATATCTCACGGCCAATCTCGGTAAACGGGTCAGAGCCAGTGGCATCTGCCCGCAAAAAGAGTTGAATCAGGTTTGGATCCTGGGACAGAGTAGCAAACATACGGAACTCCACCTGGTCAAGGTCCGAAGTAATAATTACGTGGTCATCATCTTTTGGCAAAAATGCGCGGCGAACGGTGTCATCACCCTTTGGGAGAGTCTGCAGAGCTGGATTCTGAATTGACATGCGACCAGTACGAGCGCCCATGGTATTAATTGATGGATGAACATACCCATCTACATTTTCATTGATAAAGTTGGAAAAGTAGGTATTAGCAACTTTAAGAGCTTTGCGGTACTTAAGTGTTGTATCTGCCAGCTGCTGGACTTCCAGGCTACCGTCACGAACTAACATCTTAAGTTGATCAGCATTTGCAGACCTCTGTCCAGTCTCTGTAAACTCTGTTATTACTGCCCCCATGCTCTCAAACACTTTTACTAATTGTTGGTTACTGCCAATTGATATCCCATAACGGGACTTACCCCAATCGCGAACCTGATCTGTATACGAGATCAGCTCGTCGTACTTTTTCTGAGAGTAGTTAAGGTCTAATCGCGCACCATTCAATTCCATTGTTGTGGCTATGCGTCTAGTATTCATCTCTAATTCGTACGCCATACTATACGGCTTGCCCGGAGCAGTCTTTTCCCAGAATTTTTCAAATAGTCTCATAGTTAATACTGGATCAAGCGCGCCATACTGCCAGTATGGGTCAAACTTAATCGGAACAGTGCCCCAAGTCCAGCCGTTATCGGACATACCGTAGTCTAATACCGACTGGGCAGCAGCAGCTTGTGGGTCTATGTACTGGGACGTAAGCCTCTTCAGCGCCCCGGACCCAAGCGGATCTATGAGCTTAGCCATAATCATTGTGTCGTGAGAGCGATACCACGGCATCTTCCAAGCCGAGTGTTGGTCAAACCATTTGGCCTCAAAGGCAATATTATGGCAGACTAAGGGGCCTTCAAATCTATCCATTGCCTCATAGAAGACACCCTTCCAGTCATCCCAAGGAATAGACCAACCAGTCATACCGTCACCAACTTGGACTAGTCGCAGCTGGCCGTGCCAGGGGGAAAGTGCATCTTTACGAGGCTTACCTGGAAGTTCTCCGGTTTCGGTGTCGATCGCGATGGCTTCCAGCGGACGCCGCTCTCCCAACCAAGTTAGGAACTCTCTAGCTTTGTCAACTGTGTCTACCAAGTGGAGTTGTACTCCGTCTAGACCAGTTATCATTTTAAATCTTTCGTTAAGGTATTATCTCAACATTATAGATCTCTGCAACGGCAAAGTCAACTGCTGCTGCATTTTTTAATAATCTTTGCGCCACGACAGTTAGATATCTGGCACCATTGTCGTCGTATTTATAGAGAGCATCTAGTACTGCGTCTGGTTTATCACTCACTTGAGACCAATATCTATATTTCTCTGGAAATATTAAATCAAGACTATCATCGGGAGCACAATCGTCGCAAGGCACTGAGCTCTCAATTAAACTTGAAGAAGGCTTCTCCTCAAGTTTATACCGAGACACTAGACGACAGGCTGCCCCGTGAAAAATAAGGGAGACACCGATGCGATATAGAACATATGAACCAGATTCTGTTTTATATAGCTCAAATTCAATCCAACGGTACGAGCCTCTACGTGCTGAAGTTGACTTAGCAATTAGGGAACCATTGAATTGCAGAGTGCGGTCCCCGTCCCTTACTGAATACATAAATTAAACGCCACCCTCCAGGTCTGACAATCTCTGTTCAAAAGATTTCAGTTGGCCTTCCTGCCTCTGAATTATTCTGTGAAGCCCTGCAATTATGGAGTTAAACTGAACTGCGTCTGGCTCGCCGTTTTCATCGTACAAGACAAATTTACTTAAGCCTAAATCATGTAGTTCTTCTGCGATATATCCATAAAGGAGAGGGGCTCTAAGGTCCCCATCTCTACTTACATCACCTGTGTACTTAAATTGACGTATGACTGCAGATGTCAAGAGATCTAAGTCGATATCAGCATCACTAATCTGTTCCTTGTACTTCTTAGAGGAGCTCTGCTTTACTACAAGATTATTGCTTTGTATGCTCATCTGGGTTCCAGACCCGGTTGGTGCTGCGTAGCTGAAACTACCTGCTACGTTAAGGTCACCAGTGGATCGGAATCCTGGTGCCTCTATCTGACCGTTAGCATTTTTTGTAATAATTGCGCCATTAAGATTTATATTACTGTTTGCGCCATTAAGATTTATATTACCGACTATGTTGGCATCACCATCTACGTCAAGATCTGCTTCAATAGTGTATAGTTTGTTACCACCAACAGCAAACCCATTATCACTGAGTGCGGCATAAGTGCCATTACCGCCCTCTATGACTGCCCCGTTACTCCAGATGTAAAACCTACCGCTACCTGGACCAGCTAAAAGTAGCGATGAGCCCCTGTCAGTGCCCGAACCTATGATTGTCCCGGTTAAGTCACCCGCAATGTCATAAAATGCTGCAACGCTACCCTGGATTTCTACGTGCTGGTTGCCGCTGTTAGGAGGGGGCGCAGTGGCCAGGGTGCTACCGGTTATGGCGGTACCGAATATAGTACCACCGGTTATGGTAGTACCGTTTATGGTTACACCATTTATACTACTTGCATCAATGGTGCCACCGCTAATTCTATCCGCGCTAAAGGTTCCAGAAGTTATAGAGGTAGCTGATAAGTTAGTTACTGTTATTAGATTGGCATTCAAGGTCCCACCATTGATAGTGTCAGCACTTAAAGTCCCTGTGGCTACCTTGTTACCATTTATTTGAGTAAGTAATGTGGAGTCTACAGTGCCAGTAGGACCTGACCCAATAGTGAGTCCAGATGCAATTGTAACCTGCCCCGTGTTGGCGTCTATAGAGAACTTAACGTCACTAGAACTTGCACCATATGCCACGAATAGATCTTTACTCATCTCAATTCTAGGATAAGTGGTGCCAGAACCTGTAGCAATTGTGTTAGCGCTAACTAGATAAGCAGTGAGCTCCCCCACCCCTATCTTTGAAGCGGTAATACTTCCTGCTACGATATCGTCGGTGCCTACTCTGCTGATCCTAATTGGGTTAGGTTGAGCAGATCCGGCAGTTCTATTCCCAGCGTTGTCAACGGCCACTAGCTTAAAGTAATAATCAGTTTCGTAATCCATGTCTACATATCCGCCAGCTCCATCGGGATATCTGGAGACAGGGATATAGTTGTCAGTTTTTGCAATCATCGACCCAATTCGCGTCGACGAGCTAGTGCTAAATCCATTTATAGGTGACACATGTACTTCAATAAACGCAAGAGAGGGGTTAGGGGGGCTTCCGCTATTGTCAATACCATTCCAAGTGACAGTAACTACCCCAAGGTCAGCAGACAGGATTGGAGCTGACGGAGGCAGTAAGGTGGAAGAGTAGACACCAGTGCTAGTTGTGTAGGTAGTAGGGACGGACCGATTTAAACTTGTATCTACTGCAACTACTTGTAGGTATACAGTTACGCCTGGTCTCAGATTGTCTAGGAAAAAACTTGTATCTGTGCTGACAATACCGGTTTTTATATTCCAGTCCCCACTGGGCGAATAGCGAAGCCACACATCATAGCCAGCCAGATCTGTCAACGGACTATCGTTAGCATTTGTAGTGGGTGCCTCCCACAGGAGTAGCATGCTTGCCTTAGGTTGACCTGCCTCATCGGCGTAATTGTCAGCCGTGTCTGACACGTTCACAACGGGTGAGGGAGCAATAGCGTCAGAAGTTATAGCGCTGGCAGGATTAAATACTGCCCATCGGATTCCATCCCAATAGTAGGTTGTGTCGGGGTTAGTACTAGTGTCAATCCAAGTGTCCCCAACATTTATGACTTCCTGTGCCACTGAGTATACGTATTGAGTAGCCAGAACAGTTTCTAATGCTATTGGGGACGCTATTTCCTGATCAAACTCATATGTAATGCTAGAAGAGGTGGGCGTACCTGATACTAAGTAGATACCGTCTAATCCTGGATAAAGACCGCCAAGTTCAATTGTGCTAATGATGTCCCCAACCTCAAAAGTGTGGGGCCCTGTAAAGTTTATCGTAGCTGTAGTAGTACTTGACTCTGTTGTGTCTACTAAAAACCTACTTAATAGGTCCTCTACACTTGTTGAAGGGACATCTAAATTTGGGCTGTACGTCACCGTGTACAGAGGGTCGGCTGACACCCTCTCGGTTACAACAAAAACACCCGACACAGCGTAAGGTGAGTTTAGGCCCGACACTTTTATGGATTTATCTTTGGATAGTCCATTATTTGTGTCAAAAGTAAGGACCACTTCATCTATTCCTCCAGTAACTAGTTTAGATTTGTAAGTTGCACTCACTATTTTTTTAAAAGTTGATGGCGCTGACGTTGAGACAACAACAGAGGGAGTAGAGGTGCTCCCCGCTACGTAGAATGACTCTGTCGCAGCATACGAGGCGACTTTAGTCTGGCGCAATTCTGTTGATCGGATCCTGCTGTCCATACTAGAAAGTACGTTGGTTATATTTTTTGGTCTTCTTCTAATTGTCATTATGAGCGCACGCCACCAATCTTTTGTATTGAGCCATCTGAAATAAGGGTTAAGGAGACTTCTTCTGGAAGCGATGATGCGTCCGGGACGCTAACATCAAATTCTAAGATCTTGCGAATAAGTACGCCATTACTGCTTGGCTCCAGCGGGCTAGCAAGTCGCAATTTTATAAATTCGTCTTCAATAATTACTGAACACCAGTCCCCAGGCGAGAATGTCCCCACACTCGGTAGAGCCGAGCCATTTATAGACATTTGAAAGTTAGAAATTGGTGGTTTAGCATCATTTAAAAACTGCTGGGCATATATAAAAAGAGTTCCCTCGTCGCTGACATTGTCTACTTTCTCTACTTGATCAAGTAGTGGCCATCCATCAGCTAGGTAACTTAGACTTGACTCAGCGGCGTATGGCAAGCTTGCCTCAGAGAATCCGGTGTCGTCGACACCTTGAACCCAGAATCTAGTGGCAGCATCTTCAGCTGTCTCATCTAATTGCACATCTAATATGTTGCCGGGATGCTCAAATACAAGTTGGTCTGCACCATAAGCTGCTGGAGGGGCTGTAGTACCGTCGGGAATTACACCTATATCTCCAGTGTATACCCAGGCTACGCCATTCCAAACATATAGTAGTCCGTTGGAGTTCACTATCCTGGAATCATTCACTGAATTGCCTGAGGATGGTAACTCTATATAGTAATCAACAGCATTTAAGCTATTTAGAAGGGATGTTAGGTATGCCCGTAAAGTCGGAGGAATTAGCGGCAAGAACATGAAAGTTTTTTTAAAAGTTTTAATTGCATTATCGTAAGTGCAGTCAATCCTGTACTCAAAGCCGTTAATCACGTTGGAATACTCAGAGAGTATATCTCCCACATAAAGTAGTTCCGATCCTCTGAACAGTGGATTAACACGGGGGTCTTGTGCACTAAGATCTTGCGTAGAGTAGTCTATGTCAAGCCCAGAGTTTCCAGTAAACTCCCCATATGTGGAGAATTTTGCAGAGGGTGCTACTACCACAGTTCCACCGCCAGTTGGGCTAAATCTAATATTGGTAGATGACAGGGTTACATAGCTAAAAGTTAGGGTTGTAGGGACAGAAGATATAACGTAGAGGCCGTTTAGCGTGCCATTTACTCCACTAACTGTGACAATGTTGTTAGCCTCAAAACCGTGCGGTGTGGTAGTAGTAAGAGTGGCTAGTCCGCTCACTCGCTGCGCGTGGCTTACTGAAGCCTGTATCGGGCTTATAGCCGTATTGGTTATATTAGACCCGGTATTTTCGTAACTAAAGCTATTTACAGTTGCGGCAGTTACTACGTACCTCCCGTTAAAGTTAGGGTCCAATGCAATATCAGACATTGAGATCCGCTGACCCAGGACTAACCCATGAGCGGCATCTAACACTATAGTTGCCACATTAGACGACCTGCCTACTGACAGGATTGTTTGAAAAAACTCGGCGGATGGCTCTATTTCAGAATTGGAGAACGAAAAGTCAAAGAAGTCAACCTTCAGGCTTTCTAGTAAGTCTCTTGCGTACTCATAGGTATCTTGGCGGACGGTCACGGTCGATGCACCGTCAACTCGATCTGTAGAGGACAGGTTTACGCCATTTTTCTTTTTAAAGTAAAAGGTATCGTTAGTTGGTGCGGGCGATGCTACTACGTAGTAGTATCCGTCAAGATCTCTGTTCGTATCTAGGCCCCATGTTAGGTAGACTGGCATACCGGCTAGAAAGTCGAAACTCCCGTAAGGAAGTACCGACTTGCCGACCCCCGCAGTAATTGAAAGTTCAGTCTCATATGAGTTGCTCCAAGTTTTCCAGGCCACTCTTTTATGTAAATAGCTCGTAAACTCAGAACCTTCTACAGAAAGAACCCTGTCTTTGACATTATAAGATCTAGTCCATATGATCCCTCCCCATACGCAGACCCCATTACGGGTCACGTAGAGGGAAGTCTTCCCGGGCAGCGTGTTGTCGTAGAGCCCTAAACCAGAAGTATCTTCTATTACAGGTATATCACCCGAAAAGCTACCAGCTTCGCGAAGAGATCTGCTGTAGGACACATTTGAAAAAGGGATTTCTGCTAAAAAATCGTTAGAGACCAAGTCATGCACAAAGTATCGATACTGAACGTCTATACTTTGACGCAAAATTGTCTCTACCATGTCTTTACCTTTGTCTTTTTGTTAGTCTAAGTCTAGCAGCTAGCCGATCCAGCCAGACTTGTACAGCACTGTCAAGCTTGCTAGCCCATCGGGGTCTGTGAATTCAATGTAGGTTTTTTCAGGAGATTCCAAAAGGTATGCCCAGTCGAGTAAGGTTTCAGTTCTAGACCTACCGCTCGTTACGATGTCGGATCCCGAAGTAGAGATCGAGACTTCTCGAGAATAGGTGTCTATATCTAAGGTCTCCGTAGCTGCAATCGGGGCAACTATGGTTATGGTCCCATAAATTACACCAGCTGAGCTAGAGACATATATAACTGCAGGAGAACTTGGAGAGGCTGAAGCTACTCCCCCTTCTATCCTAAAGATGGCAGGAACCGGTATGTTACCTATATTCTCCACCTCTACCCTTGAGGCCGGGAATTGCGCCCCAGCTGGGATAGTGACCGAGTTGTAGGTGTAGAAGCTATCGTCTACCCACTCGTACTTTATTGGGTCTCCGGCCTTAAGGTCTATAGAAAAATCAATCCTACCCCTAGCATTTACGCTAGTAATTTCTGGTCTTCCGCTTAGTCTAACAAAAGAAGCTTTCGATGGCGATTCATCTACTTTTAACCATGTGCCTTTAGAGACCAGATTTGTTGCCTGTATTAGCTTATTCCTGGCTGCAGGAGTGTCCTTAGGATTTTGAACAAGTATTGAACCTGAGAGTGTTATCTCCCTTGCAGTGTATCTACCTTTGGAGTCATACGAGCCGTCGCCCCATCCGCGGGGGAGGTCTGGTATCTCAACGTCCGGCTGTTGCCACCATCCATCGATGTCACTGCAGATCCAAATCACCGGGTCAATATACCCGTTCTCATCGGTTGGGTCTTCTATAAAGTTTAACTTTAAATCTCCAAGACTTATCCCTGCTTGTAGCTTTAGTCCAGTTAAGTAGGGAGTTGGCAATCTAGTTAGTGAGCCATTTACTAGCCTGGTTTCGGCAGCTTGCAGGTCTGCAGATGGCGCGTCTTCGTGGTACGTACGCGCTCTCCCCCAATGGGCATAGATCACTACATTTTCCGTAGGTGTGTACGGAAGTAGAACTCGGGTGCCGCCCGTCTGTGCTGTAAACCAGCCCAGTAACTCAAAATCATATCGTACGGATGCCAAATTGTGGCCACCCGGTACGGGAGAATACGACTCTCCTTGGACTACATCCACGCTTGTAATTGCGCTGCCACCCTGAGAATCAAACGTAATTGTATAGGCCACTAGAACCCACCTCGCCTCATCTGGAATGCAAGTTTGCGGGAAACCATATTAGCTAACGCTTTCTCATCCATACCTTGAGATGGATTTACAATAATTTGGACAGTAGAGCCAGTACCTGCAGACTTATTAGAGTTTATAGCCTCCAGTAGGCTCCTATTCTGAGCAGTTGCTCTAGCGTTGACTACAAATTCTCCATTTGATAGCATCGCAGGTATGGAGTCAGATCTAGCAGTCCCTGCACCAGACAAAAAGCCGCCGGAGGCAAAACCAGCTAGTCCGCCATTTTTAAATGCAGAAATGTATCCACCGTCTTTGTTGCCGCGGGTAACGCCGACGCCTTTAAAGGACCTCATGTCAAACTCGGGAATAGTGAGCCTGAAGTCCTTCAATCCGGCTTCTATACTGGTCTTGAGCGCATTTGCGCCGTCTGTACCAGACTTGGAAAGACTCTTTACCAAGCTCGCTCTTTGCCCCTCCGTGCCCTCTACCAAACTTTTAACTAGGTCCGCTCCAGCTTCACCCATATTTTCTACTTGTTTATAGACCTCTTCCGGCAGCTGCGTGACAAGTATAGCTAGGTTGTCCTTCCAGTTCTGCTGTGCAACGACTTGTTCAGCAAGGCCTTCTAGATAGAAGTCTAGGTTAAATTTTTGATCGTTATAGTAGTCTTCCCAGTTATCGGTGGCGTCTTCAGTGTCGTCTGCCTGCGCCTGCGCCCAGATCTTTAGGTCTGCCTTGTTCTGGTTTAGGCCTTCTCTGTAGTCAATAAAGTCATCAAGTAGTCCTTGAATTCTTATTTTCTCGGCTCTAGCAAGCTCGCCCGCGGCTGCGGCTGCTTCGGAGGCTTCTACTTTATGACGCCTAATCGCTGTCTCGCCTTCACCTATTGCAAGATTAGCAAGTTTCTGCATGTCAATTTGACCGTCAGTGGTGTGAACGTTAATTTTTAATTGATCAGCTTGCTCAATTAGTGAAGTTTTGTACTCATCCATCTCATTTAGAGCAGTTACAATTTCTTCATTAGAGAATCCAACTTCTGCGGTAAAACTTTTAAACTGCTCTTGCGCCTTAGGTAGATCAGTCACTGCAACGTTGGATAGAGCGCGTCCCATTGCTCCAAAAGAATCAGCGATGGCTGTAGTTTTAAAGGTAGAGTAAGTGTAATCATCTTGCGCTAAAGATAGTCGGCTCATGCTATCTTTCATTGAGTCTAAGCTTTTTATTGAATTCGCGTAATATCCTGAATTTGCCTTAGTTGCTTCACCCCAAATATCGGATGCAGACTTTGCCTCTTCAAATCCCTCGGCAATTCCCTTGGTAGCTTTCTCCATCCGAGCACCTTTAACTGCGACCACTGCAGTGACTCCAATCAATACTGCAGCTATTATCGCAATAATAGGCGCTAGAGGCGCCATGGCAGCCACGACTGATGCACCAACCGCTTTTGCTGTACCTCCGGTTGCAACCAAGGCCGCAGTGGCGCCGCCGGCAGCTGGAACGACTAGCCCTAGTTGGACAACAAGTCTAGTTATAAACCCCACACCAATTGTTCCAATGTTAGTCAATACAATGAACATAAGACCGAGCGCACTTGAGACTGCCACTATCTGACCTACAAAACTATCAAATATTGGTTTTAGGGCTATCATCATTTGGTCTATACCCTCTAGGAAAAAGTTCAAAGTTTCAAAGAAAGTAGTAGGGACCGAGGAATCAGCAAGTGAAGCCACGATGCTGGTAAGAGTTTGGAGAACATCTGCAAGAGCAGGGCCCGTTTCTACTGCAGCTTGGACCAACTGTTGGAACTGGAAGCTACCGGAATCTAGAATTCTCCAGAATTCGCCAACGGCAGGGTTTGCGCCAAGTCTTAGTATCGTCTCAAAGGCTCCGCCTATGGCATTACCCATATCTATAAAGTTCTGGGCAGCCCCTTGGAAGTACGATTCTAGGAAGATTGCATCAGCATCTTCCCACGCTTGAGTGACCTCTTCCAGCCAGTCCAAGATCATGTAGCCACCACTACCTGGTACAAAATTAGCTGCAACTATTGCCCCAAGTGATCCAAATATGTTGCTAAAAATAGAACCAAATTTGGCAGCATTATCGCCAACTTGGTTAAAGAACTCCTCAAGTTCTCCGTTTGCTTGCTGAGTATCTAAAAATGAGGCCCAAGCGTTAGTTTTATCCTCGAGGTATTCGATAAATCTTCGAGTCAGTGGGTCAGCAGCGATTAGTGATGAAAGCAGGCCGGAGAACAAGTTGCCAAAGATAGTCCCAAAGCTAGGAATGTCTCTAGCCATATTTCTAAGCACAGTATCTAGATCTTCTAAGTCATCAGTAGCTAGGAACACATCGTTAAAATTACCAAAAGCCTCACCGGATGCGGCTCCTATGTCATAGAATCTTTCCTCTAATACTGTAAATAGTCCAGAATTAATCAGCCTAGAGAGCTGCTCTTCCAGAATAGGCAAAAACCCATTGGCGGCAGACTCTCTAAGGTCATCTTGGAGAGGAGATATGAAAGTTAAGAATTCAGCAAAGGACCTCTGGGAGTCAGTGAGACCCGCGAAAGGGTCTTTAATGCCCGCGCCCATACCCTGTACGCCCTTGTTAACCTGGTTGTTGAGGTCTTCTCTATTAGAGATTGCCCTTCTATATGCAAGTTCTGCTTCGGTAAAGGCCTGCTGTGCCTCTCTTCTTGCCCTAGAGTTTGGAGCAAGGTCAGCAGTCCTAAGCAGGGCCTCCCTGGCCTTCTCTAAATCTAGTGCCGCACTGCCCTCTGTAAGGGCCGCCTCTTCTGCAGCAAATTTAAGATCTTTATAAGACTTAGCCAAATCATCTACTGACCCGCCTAATGCTGTTGTAGGGTCAGTAGCATCTGCTACTGCTGCCCCCACTCCGTTTAGTGCGAATTTAGCAACCCCCGTTGCAACTTTTAGTGTTATGGCCGCAGAAGCAACCGCTATAAATGCTGGGACTACAGACAAAGCAGCTCCAGCTACAGCTCCAAGCCCTCCAACTAGTGCGCCGAGGCTTCCTGCAAGCGCGCCTAAGGCGCCTTGAAGAACATATCCTCTACGGACCAGAGAACTAAAAGATTTAGATGCCTGTTCTGCTTCAGGATATAAGTCGCGAAGTTGATCACGAAGTACCGTAAATCTGTTAGTCTTGCCCCCTCGGTTGAGCCCCCTGGTTAGGGCATTTCCCATATCTCGGCCGGCCTTGTTTGCAGACTTGACAGTGCCACTAAAGCCTCTTTGTATGTCACTCTCTACCCTATCGGTAAGTGCGCGAACAACTACATATGCTGAACCTACAACGGCCACTGTCAGTCCTCCTTACTGCCCTATTGGGGAGTCAAGTACGCTGCCAAATGGCATCGCGCTATCTCCATTAAAATCAGTCGGTGCTACATAAGATTTTGTCTCAAATGACTCTGCCTCATAGTCGTAGTCGCCATTAGAGTTTGCAGCTCTAGACGACGATGGTGACTTAATACCCCAGTTGTATGGAACTCCATACATAACGCCATATATGTGCTCTCTGGCTCTTGTCATCATTTCAGCAGATTCGGGGCTAGCATAGCGAAGATCCTCCTCGAAGAAGAAATGCAAGACATCACACATGTCTGATGCATCCAACTCTCCCAAGTTGATTTTATTTACCATTGCTTTTCCATGTACGTAGGGCCAGAGGTCTACCGCCCAGCTTATTAGGCCTCTGGCTGCTGATTTGGGCGGTCTGAGTACTGTCCTACTAGCCAAGCGACAATCTCGCTTAGAGTTTCAACATGTACAATTTTTTCCTTGTGATGAATTAACGTATTGAATCGTTTGAAGCTCTCGTCAACTAATATGTTTCCGAAAAAATCAGTAATCACTTGAGCAGATGTTCCACTATCTTCGCTTGATGATTTTGCAATAAGTTCTAATAGAACCGACCCCTGGATATGCCTTACGCAGGTAAATTCTTCTTCGTGTAGTTTAAATGTAACGGGCTCACGAACGGTTAATTCTTTGCCAGCACCAAAATCTTTGAATCTTTCCATTATATGTCTTTCCTGTATCGTCAATACCTACATAAATACGCAGATACATCAATTGTACTATCTAATGTGACGTATCAGTTGGCTGCTTAGGTAGCGATTAGGCTTTGTCCCCGGGTGTTGGACTATTTTTGTTTTTATGATTCTAGAACCCTTGCTAAAAATTAGATTCCCCCCGGGTTTATTTGGGGTGATTATATGCGGGCGAGTCCCCTGGTGGTGCAAGTAGGCGTAATTTAGTCCAGAGCCAATTTTTAGTGTTTGGCCGTTAGCTGATCCTCGGTGGTGCATGTAGATGGAACCCCTAAGAGCTCCTGTCTTAACACCAACTTGTCTTCTGGCACCGGCAACTATCTTTACACCTATTTTATGCATGTGCCGCCCCACCATGCCGCTTGGTACGTTCATCTCATAATTGAGGATTGGTTTATATATAACAACACCAGACAATTCAAGGTAGACCGATGCTCTAGCCATCCTAGAGCTAGCTGGCCTACCTCTGCTTCGAGAGCGTAAGCCTTTGCCCGCCCAATATATGATTGGACTATCTGGTATTAAACCCCATGCTGGCATTTTATGGTACCGCCATAGTAATCACTAAGTCTGTAGTCTGAAAGCCGCCCTCGGGTGCAGAGGTTTCTAGGGTAGCAAGTACTCCAATACCATAGCCGGTCTCATCCCATTGGTCTAATTGATTAATGGACTCCATTAAAACCCATGCGTCGATGGCCATAATCTCCGAAGCAGCTTCTATACGCTCTGCAGAAGGAGGTCGGCCATTCTGACCTACTATTGGCGTCTCCCTTGATATAGAGATCGTCATTGTAGCACTACGTGGCACATGACACCGCTGAGGTTCACCAGCTTGTGCTCCTGGAGGCCCTAGATACATTTGTTGGAAGTAGACAACTAGTTGCTCACAGTCAATAGCGGGCATGCCCATCGTCCAATACTGACGGCGTGGTAGCGGGACGTTATAGGACTGAAAAACAGTAGCAACCCTTTGAAGCACACCTGACATCATGTCCCGAAGATTTACTGCGTCCTCAGAGACACCACTTAGATCTAGCTCTCCGCTTACCATGATTACTCAGCTTCTGTAGCTGTGTCGTCCTCTACAACAACTTCTTCTTCAACTACGTCTTCAACTACAACCGGGGCAACTTCAACAACTGGCTCTGGCTTAGGTGCAACGTACTTAGGAGCTGCTTTCTTCACTACTGGCTTTGCGCTACCTGGCATATCCTGGGCACGAAAGTTAGTTTGTACTGACATGATTTCTTCTTTCTTAATACGTCTTGATCTGGAGGTTTCCAGATGCAAGTATCGGAGTAAGGCTCTCTAGGCCGTCAACCATTTGATTGCCGTAGAGCTCCCATGTTCCTGGATCCACCATACCTAGAGTAGCTTGCGCTTCCTTGTAGGTTATAGTGAAACTTAATATGTCCTCCCCTTCGACGGTGGTTAGCGTGAAGTTGCCATCGATAGGAGATGATTTAGTGGCTCCGTAATTTCTAAGATTAACAACTGGCGACCACCCGGATGCGGGGAAAAAATTACTCAGATCTGCCCCACTGCCAGCGGAAGACCAGCTAACTGAAGCTGTCTGAACGGTGGCACTCATTGAAAGATCGAACTCGGGGTCTGCTACCTGCTTTAGTGGCTTAGCTACATACTTACGAGCACGAGGTCTGTCAGGGGAGAACACCTTTGACTTGCGACGAGCATTATCCGGGTTTACGACTTTTAGAAACAAGTCAATCTCATAGAGACCGGTTCGAAGTTCGTCAATGAATTCTTGGTTGTCCAAGATTGTGTACGAGACGCCCTGCCTTGAGACGGAGGTTACACGCTGAGGTAGCTCGCAATCTTCGTCACCAGCCCAAAGTCGAGCAAATTCAATCGCTAATTTACGAGCAGCCATTTTTCCAGCTATTGGCACTGGCATCCCGTAAGCGTAAGTAACTTCTACATTGCAGGGTGTCCAGGGGGTACCGGATTTAATATGTATTGTTGAATGATCTACAAGGTAGTAGCTTGAAGGATCTAAGATAGTGCCTGTCCTATTACGAATAGTTATAATTCTAGTTACGGGACGGCCGCGGAGGCGTATTCGAGAGTCAGGAGACATGCCATCTGCAGCTAGCTCGGAGTACTCGTCAAAATCCCCTGAAGGGATGTTGAAAACGTCTCCGCCAAAAAGAACGGGGCTAATTGTGTTAGTAGACGCCCCCATGCGGTTATTTCTAAGAGTGCAGGTGTAACGCTCAGTTACAACTGTCTCACCCATATACTTGCGACCGGACATTGCCCAGAGTAGATTCGACGCAGTCTGAGCAGCCTCTAAGCTGTACTCAGTGTAGGAGAAATCTCCCATGTCTTCTGGGAGTACCCAAAGGTTGCTTGCCATATTTATTACCTCTTAGATAAAGTTTAACGGGTGGTAGCCTAAGCTAGTTTGCTCAAGCCGCCACCCGTTCTTGTTAACTATTTTTAGCTAGGGTTTTCGTTTGACGTAATTACGTTATCAATAGAACCGTCTTCGTCATAGCCAACTGCTCCTGGCACATTGTAGCCAGCTCCACCAGAGGTGATGCTAGTAGTTGCAACTGGGTACGGGAAGCTCTCTGCCAATGAGTTCACAGTCGTTACACGAGCGCCACGGGTGACAGGCGTGCTTAGAATGTCTTGAGTAATTGAAGAGTTTAGGTAGCTAACAACGTTACCCGATACTCCAGAGACAGTCTTGTCACCATTAAATAGTGATCCAACATTCTGAACTGAAATAACATCGCCAACTTCTAGTAGTGGCGGTGCACTAAAGGTCAGGCTTGCAGTAGTGTCAGTCAGTGTTGCAAGGAAGCTGTCAACTGTGATGGCGCTTGGTGAGCTAGCATTAGCCGAGGTAAATACTACCTGGTCAGTTGCGTTGTCAGTCCAAGTGTAGAATCCAGATAGTCCGGTTGGAGCCCAGTCAGAACGTGCATAAGCGTATGGACGCTCCGTAGCAACCGGGAACTCCCAGCGGCCGTCGATACCTGACTTAAAGTTCTCGTTTCCTAGACCATAGCCTTCGAAGGTGTTAGCCATTAGACCGTTTTCAATAACACGGTCGCCGGACTGACGCATCTTGACGTACGGGAAGACCCAGTAGAAGTAAGGAAGAACGCCAGAACGCTTTCCGCTCTTCACTGCGTGGGACCATGCTTCAATGGCAACACCGTTGCCGGCAGGGTCATCACCAACACCAGGAGCGGCCCAACCGATTGACTTGTTGTTTGGGTCGAGCGCGGTGCCTAGGTTCTTGCGTAGTAGTAGTCCACCAGAAATCAGAGCCGAAAGCTCTGGGTCTGGCTCGCAGATAGCAAGTTCCATAGTGATTCGCTTTAGAGTGTCCGGGGCCTTGTAGGTCACGCAAATAACGCCGTTAGCGCCCTTTTCAGTGATCTCGTCGCCCTCTTCGTACTCGGGGGTAAAAGAAACTCTCATGAAGGCGGAGGTAGTGTAGCTATCCTGATTGCCAGTCATAAGGTTCCCAGCAGCATCTAGGCGTGTGACACGGATTGACACACCCTGAATGCTGGCTGCATATTCTTGAGTAGCCATAAGCTATTCTCCTTATTTCTTGATTAAGCTGTTAGATCGACTCGAACAGCGAGGTGGATGGATGTGTCAAAGTAAGCTGCCGCAGGGCGGATTGCCTTGATCCTCATGTCATTTTTATTGCCCGACACATCGTAAGCTTGCGCTAGATTGTCGTTTACGACATCAACGTCACCAAGGTAAACCTTGACAGCGCCTGTGCCATAAATCCATTTGTTGGTGCCTGATGCAGCAGCACCTGTTACACCTGTTGGGCCATTACCTGAATAGCCAGCACCTACGATTACTGGGGTGCCAATTCTAGTGACAAGAGTTCCGTCTTTTGACTTCTCTAACCTAGTATTTAGAAGGGAAGCTACGTCGCTGGTCATGTGGATTACTCCAGTCTCGCCTGCGTCTGATGCGACTGCAATTGAGCGCTCTAGCTCAGCAAGTGCAAGTATGGCACCAAGAGCGGTTCCGCTATTAACTAGATCAGTTCCGGCATCAGATAGGGCTTTATTGTCGTGACTCTCGCCCTTTCGAACCGCACCGTCCCAAAGCTCTGTCTCTATAGATTTCTGGCTCATGCCTTCAATCTGACGAGATAGTCGAGCAATTCTGTCAATAGCGTTGAAACTTAGTCCCGAGCGTACCTCGGTCAATTCGATGAAGAAGGGCTTGATGTCATCGTAGTAGTTGATAACTCCGCCGGTAACTACAGACCCACTGGTGTTATCTGTGTCATCCCAGTTTTTGAGCTCCTGTACGGTGGTCTCCCATTCTTGGGCAAAACCGCGGACCCACTGGTCCTCTCCTGGAGCGTTCTCTGGCTTAACAACAGCAAGTAGGCCAAAGGCGGATGGCACGATTGCGGGTGCCGATACTACGCCTGTCTTTGAGAAAGCCATTTAAAATCCTTAATTTAAAATTATTTAGGGGGTGGGAGCCCCCCGAGCCGAAGCCCGGGGAGCCGCCCTATTTAGTTATATTTAGAGCTCGATGGTTGATGCAGCTACGCCACCAAGGGTGTCGCGCAATGCAGCAGCCGAACCGTTAATGTTAACGGTCTGAGTGATCTTTAGAGATTCGATACCAACCTTGGCAACGCCCTCGAAGGTCTCAACGAACATCTTGTAATCGTTGGTTCCAACTAGTGACGAGTCACGGATAATACCTAGGTCCAGCGATCCACCGTCTAGGAACAAGAATGTTCCTTCAGCGAATAGGAACCAGTCGAAGCTATCTGGGAACTCAAGAAGTGCAGCTGCACCCTGAGCACCAAAGTAAGTCATGTCAGGTGAACCGACTAGAGTTACGTTTGAACCAGATAGGTAGCCTTCGATCTCTGCACGGCCAACAGCTAGGGTGCTGTCTCCAGGCATTGAAACTGCAAGGTCAGAAGCCATAGCATCGTATACCCAGTCTGGGATAAGAGCCTTTAGTGTAGTGGTCTGAGCAATGCGGTGACGTGAACGGTAAGCAACAGCTGCCTTACGTACTGATACCAAGAAGTCGCGACCAAAACCAAGGATGGTTCCGGAAGTAACTGCAGTTGATGCTGCAGCAATCTTGGTTAGTAGGTCAACTTCACCTGCACGAGCGTGTGCAACTAGAGCTAGCTCGTTGTGGCGAGCAATCAACTCTGGGTACGCACGGGTCATTAGGTTACCGAACTGTAGCTGTAGTGTTACAGCGTCAGTTACTGCGGTGTTTTCTGCAGCAGCAACAACCGTTAGGCTTTCCTTTGTTGCGCCACCTGGAGCAGCGTCAACAGCAGCAGTCCATACACCAACAGCGTCAGCGTAGTCACCCGATGCAAAGCTCGGAGCAGTTACGAAGCGGATACCGCCACGGTCTGCCTGGAACTTTGGAAGTGAGTCACGTACTGGACGTACAGTGGTTGAACCTAGGCCGAAGATGTCATACTTGGTCTCAACTGGAGCACCATGTCCACCAGAAGCAACAAGTGCCTGGGCTGATAGTGATTCAATCTTGGCCGAGTTAGCCTCAGCATCGGTACCGAGGAAGCGGTCCTCAGCATATGTGGTCGAGAAAGACGCAACAATGTGCTGCTCTCCGTCGCCACCGTTTACACGGCGAAGAGAGTGAAGTCTCTTCTCCATGGCCTGAGATAGCTCAGACATATCGTTAATGGTGCTTCCCGCGGTGTATCCAGGGATGTCAGCGCCAGCAGTAATTGCTACTACAGGTGCCAGAGATTCCTGAACTACAGGTTGACGGTCGGCTGGGGCCTCGAAAGGCTGTTCAGCTGCAGCAGTCACTGCTTGCTCCTTCTGCTCTTCTACAAGAGCTGTTGATGTTTCAATAGTTTCATCTGAAGAGAGCTCAGTGGCTTCTTCAGTCGTGGTTGATAGTTCAGAACCGTCTACCTGAGCGGTTGATGCTTGAATTGTGGCGTCCTCAGTAACTACTTCAGTAGTAACTTCTTCTTCTGCAGAAAGTTCTGCAGCAGCCTCTGTTACAACTTCAGCAAGTTCCTCGGCAGCAGCCTCAGTCTCAACTGGAGTCTCGACGACTTCCTCTTCTGCTGCGGCTACTACCTCATCGGTAGAAAGCTCAGCTTCAGTGGTAACCTCTTCGACTACTTCTTCTGCAGAAAGTTCTGCAGCTTCGGTAATCTCGACAGCAGTGTCAACAACAACTTCGGCAGAAGCGAGTTCTTCAGAAGCGGATGCCTTAATCGACATTTCCTCTTCTTCCGTCTCTTCTTCTTCCTCGGCTGGCATCTCTTCTGCCTCTACCTCTTCGGTCTCTTCTACAGCAGGAGTTTCCTCTGCTGGAGTTTCGTCCATAGGTACGTCTTCTTCGGTCATAGCCATTTCCTCTCCTTCGTCGTCAGCCATACCCTTGACACGGGCAGTAGCTTCTGCTGCACGGGTTGCAAGTTCTGCAGCCTGTGCTTCGCGGTTTGAAAGTTCCCCGCGTACCATGTCTAGAGAGTCGGCAAGCGACGTCATAGCATCAACTGTCTCAGGAGTCGGGTCTTCACCCTCAACCATTTCAAACTGCGAGATGATCTCTGCCTGAAGCTCTGTGACTTGATCGTCACCTAGCTCAGCGAGTGAATCTAGCTGAGTTTTAATTTGGTCGTACACTGTACCTCCTAGGCCAGTTAGTTTTGGGTGGTTGTTCCACCCACTGATTTACAGTCAAGGCCGAGGGACTTACGCATAATACGCAAGGCGCTCCACCTAGGGATAATTTTACCCTACTTTTTAGGTAAGGAGTCGGAGCAGCTTGCTCATCTCAGATTGAACTTCACCCTGAGAGTACACATCTGCTCCAGATATGTAGGATTTTAGACTTTGCGTAGCAATATCTGCATCCTTTTTACCGATTTTTGCCTCGACACGAGTAATCATCTGATCGATGAGGTCCTTGAGTCCAGACGGTAGATCGCTAAACTTTAATTTCTCTGCATCCTTGCCAAAAGGGAGAGGTAGGTTGGAAATCACAGTGCCTAGCTCTGCGGCGGTTGCGCGAACATTCTCTAGAGCTTCTGGATTTAAAGCTTTTGAGTCAATTCGGTCAATCATCCCAAGAAGGTCGTCACTCGCACCTGCGGAAGCGGCATAGTCTCCAGCAAAATCAAGATTCTCAGCTTCCTCTGCCTTCTTTAGAGCTTTTGATAGACCTGCAACACCTAGGTTTTGCTTTAGGCGAGCCAGAACCGTTCGGTACTTGCCCTTTGCGTCGCGTGGCTGATTTACACCGGAAACGTATTTAGGCTTGCCATCCTCGTCTAGACCGTTGGGGTCTGTTTTACCAGACTTGACATCCTTAGCTGCTTTAATCTCTTCTTCGGTTTGCTTGTCGGCCTCGGACTTAGAGTCTCGTAGTTTTTTTAGGTCAGCGTCAGAGATTTCGTCGTCATCAGTTTTTGCAAATTCTGAGTAAGCACTAGCTGTAATGCTGGCACGCATGGACGCTACCCTCTGGGCAGCTGCCATGGACTCAGCGTTTTTCCATTGCATCGGGATCAGAGCGGACTTCTTTAGAGCTCTAGCACGCTTCGCAATGTGTCTGCGCACTGCAGCCCGATCGGTTGCCTTAGCCCTTCCGTAGGCTTGGATTGCATTTTTAAGGTCTTCTTCATCCCTAATTGGGTAAGCACCATCTGGCATTGCAATCCCTTTATCCGCTAATTCCAGCCGCTCCTCGGGGGATATCTTTGCCAGCTCTGCTACTGCCGCTGCGGTTAGAGTCTTCTCTCGAAGGATCATGGCGCTAGCAGTGATTGCTTGTAGATTTGCCTCGCGGAGAGACTTTTTTGCTTCCCTGACACGGATTTTTAGGTCTGGAGCAGTAGCAGCTAACTTTCCAAAGGTGTGAGCCTTATAAGATAAAGCCTGTACCGCTTCACTCTTTAATACGGCCATATGGCTCGCTCCAGCAGCGACTAACGCAAGCATCTTTCCGCCTGCTATCATCGCACGAGCAGTTGGGAATCCAGGCACGTTTACCTGGCAAACGGCAACTAGCTCTAATGAGCCTCCAATTGGACGCCAGTCTCCGGAGGGGGCAGATGCGCGAAGTGCACGAACCTGCATCTCATCTGCATCTGGACGCAAACAGCCTGCAACCCATATACCAAACTGATCTTCGCCAGCGTGAACATCCGCAATGGCAGAAGCAGTGTCATCGTAATGCTTTGCTGCATCGGCAGCACTGGCATTCAGTGGAGCGTGCCCACCAGCAAGAGTTAACTGACCAACAGTGGCATCAGTTCCCTCTGCAGTGTGCACTACTCCAGTGTTGAAGTATGCGTACTTACTACGTGAGCGAGGAGGCTTAGTTGAACGTGGTAGCCCAATGTGGCTAACGTGCCACGCAGCAATATGGCCATAGATGCGGCCATCCTTGTCTACGCTTAGAGGCGTGGGTTTGTCAAGTTTTTGGTCTTCAAACCAGGATGCAGGCGGTGCCATCGGGATCTCGGATTCTAGATACCCGGAAGCCATAATCGGCTCAAGGTCGCAAAGACCATCGATGCACTCTTCGTAGATACCGTCTTCTGGAGTCACGTATTCTTCCTGATCCCCCAAGTTAATAATTGCAATCGTGCATTCCTGGAATGCAGGCTTAGCTACAATTGTAGCAGCCATAACACGGGCTTTGTTTATAGTGAGCTTGTCCTTGCCCATCTCTTCGCCAGCTTCATCCTCGGATCCTTCTTTCAGAGACGCCTTTGGGTTCTTCTCTTCTTTAGCTTCAAATTTATCAAGATCGACGGACACCCCACGCAAAAAACCATTCTCGACTAGTCTTTGAGCTTCGCGACCATACGGTCCAGTGTCGAATACACCAGTAGCATTCCCTAGGCCGCCTTTGATGCGCTCCACATTGTCAATACGACCAACAACTACAGAACCATCGTGACCGTTACCAGTTTTAATCTGCCACAGAAGAGGTAGAGGTAGGTCACGTAGTGTTATTGCCCCACTCACAAACTTGCGCCCATCGCCGGACTCGAGCTCTTCCGGCACCAACATAGGGATCATAAACCCAGCGCCTTTATCAGTACGAGCAGATGCAATTAATGCAACTTTTTCGCGGGCATCTGCTGCCTTAGCGAGTAGCTCGGATCTTCTAAACATTGCGGAGTCAAACTCTGCTTCTGAAGAGAATAAGCTGTACTCTGAGCTCATATTCTTGTCATTGCCTGGATTTAGCTTGCTACCTGTATAAACACCAGTTACTTCCTTGTGACGCAGCTGGCAGTAGCCCTTTGCGCGTGGGCCCATGTACTTAGAGAGATTACGGACACAGCGGGTCCAGTCCCCAGGAGTGCCCCATCGGATTTTTGCTGCACCCTTGCCTTTGGTCCAGTATCGACGAAGACCTTCCGCGTTTCCACGATTACGGTCAGCACCGCCAGCTGCAAGCAGCGGCTCTACTACCTTTTCCCAGAAGATGGAGAAATTGTATGCTGAAGCCTGCAAAGGCGACGCCTCGTCTGCCTGCTCTAAGACATCATTTAAGACTTCTTTATCATCAAGTTCTACTACCGGTGGAGGCGTAGAGGACTTAAGGTCACTGAGGACTTGATTGTCCCGGTTCCACTTTCCATTCAAGCGTACATAAGTTACTGGATCGGTGGATGTCTTACTTTCGGGGACAATTGCAACAACATCCATCACGGCTTCTAAATCGTCAGGAGATAGCAGTGCCAAATATTTAACAACTATGTCCGACTCACTCGGGGAATTTATAGCATCAGATGCTTTCTCACCAGCGGCATTTAGAGGCTTAAATGTGCTCCGCTGCTTTGCCGCCCATTTAGGGAAATCAGACATAAGCTCATTAATATCTTTAGCACTAAGAGGAGGAAGCGTCCCTGGCAAATGAGCCTTTGGCTGGTTAATTGGGGTCCTAGGCTCTCCAATTATCCCAGACATGTCTAAGGGTCCTTCATATGTGGGAACTCTGCGTGGACCAGTTACTGGGGCATCTGCCTCTGCACGCGTAAACTTGGCATCAACGCTTACAGTTTTGCCATTATCTAATTTAACGTCAACCAATCCAGTGGCAGAGTCTACATTTTGTATGACACCAGAGCCACGCTCGCTGTCTCCCGCTATTACAACACGTCCTCCAGCTTTTGAGAACAAGCCCCCCGCATCTCTAACCTGATTTGAAGCTTTCTCTGAGCGCTCTTCAGGCGTGTAGTTGCCATCTCGATTTGTAGGTGCTGCAGCGCTAATAATTGGTACACCCGCGGCACTTAGGACTTGGTCTATCATGTCAAAGTCTTCGTCAGCTAGCGCACCCCCCATGAGTTGGGTCTCTTCTGGGTCAATCTCATGCAGCATCACTGGCGAGTAAGGGCGGTCCTGTAGGAAAGCAGAAATAATAACAGCAGAAGACGGGTCAATCATCACGTAATCTTTTTTACACGTATCTGAGCTGTTGTCTAAGGCCTTATCGTATGAATATAGGTCTGCATCAACGTGACCCATGTTGTCCCAGTTGCAATCGTCCCAAACATAGACTGACCCGTCGATGTCTATCTTGTACAGACGATCTATGCCAGAGTTATCCATGCGAATCCTTGCCATAAACTCTGGACCAACAAAGGGATCTAACTCGTGAGCTAGCTTAAAAGCATTTAGATCTGGCTCATAGTATGGTTCGACTTCTGAAATCTCGTAGGCGCCGGCTGACATGGCCTTCTTGTTCTCACGTTCAACTAAAGTAGATGCCCACCGTTGAGCAGCGTCCCCACCCCAAAGTGCCCAAGCGATACGGCCGTTAGACGGGAATCCATCCTCTCCGCGCTCGTAGCCTTTTGCCTTCTTGTCAACTTCGTGACGAGGGAAATATTTAGCAATGTGTCGAATCTTCTCTAGGCCAATTTGACCGCCAGAAGCAAGAGTGCGGGCAGTGTTCAACCCAACAGGTGTGCCACCACGTCCGGTTTCTTTGCGCCAGCTTAGAGCTTTTTTAGCCTCATTTTGGACTCCACCTGGAATAGTGTACATTCTGGACTCTGCCATTTGCTATCCTTCTTGAGTGCCGTCATAGTAGAGGTTAGTTACACCATCTAGATCAGCGATGGTAATCGGGCCTTGATCAAACTTCTTGACTATCTCTGGGACTAGATCATCATCGCCAAAGTCGTCAGGCAGAGGGGCTGTGTCAGATGACCAGTCGTAGTTGTAGATTACAGACTTAACAGTGTCATCAATTCCAGATTCGTCACGTTCAATAAACTCCCAGTCGGAGTCTTTTCTGATTAGCAAACCTAGGGGGCCAATCATCAATACTTTTGATACTGTGTCGGACTCTTGGTCTATTATAAACCAGATGCTGATTAAATCTTGGGCCATGATTTACTTTCTACGTAGTAAGTTGAGCAGCGTCCTGCTATGGCTATTATATTTTAGCACGAAAATGTGTTATCGTTCTGTATCTTCATCTAAAATGCCGGTAAGAGTCCTGTAGTAGAGCTCGTCAGTCGCTTGAGGCAACTCAAAAACTAAACTATAAAGCTCAGATGTTGTCAGTGTCTCTAAGTCTACTACAATTTCCTGCGCGCCGTCCTCTGCATCAATGCGGATGGATATTTTAGTCTCATGAAGGCGTTTTATCTCTGCCATCAGTTACCGCCTTCCTTTTCTTGAGATTTTAACAGACCCTTAGATCTTAGCAGGTCCATAAACTCAGGGGTTGCGTTGCCAGTAACTACGTACTTGGTTAAAGCTTCTGCAAAGTTCTCTTGAACATTTTTTTCCCCGTAATTGCTTACTTTTTGACCTCTAACTCCATATAACTTGTAATCTTCAGCTAATGCCACGTCTCCATCATCTTTTGGACCACGGCCCCAGTTGTCAAAGGCTATAACGTGAGCTAGTTCATGAATAGATGTACCTGTTGACTTTTCGCCTAGGGTTTTAGGCTCTATGGAGTGCCAACCGGTCTCAGTTCTGGCTCTATTTTCCCAAGCTTTAGCCAGTCTAGAAGGTAACATATGACCGCCACCCGAAGGGAATGCAAAACCAAGAGTATTGGCCGAACTACTATACATGCTCCCCATTGTAGCTGCCAAAACTGAACTAGGCGCCGTAATTGACATGCTCATGGGTTTAGGAATATCAAGTTTTTCTTTAATTGTATTAAATGCATTTGCAACGTATTTTATATCGTCGTTAGTACCGACCGCGCCTCTCCCAGCGGGGGACGCATATACTTTAATTGTATTGCCGTCAGGATCAGATATTTCGCGATATGCACTCCGCTTACCGTCTGTCCCAGAGAGCACTCTTCTGTACGCATTGGATAGTACAACTTTTCTAGCGTAATCAATCTGCGCGGCGGGAGCTGTGTCCTCGTATCGTTCTATTGCGTTAGATAGTCTTACATTTTCGAAAGTTGAAAGCATTGCCCCCTTATCTGAGATTTTCCAATCTCCCTTTAGGCTGGCTATAAATCCTTCATCTAAGTCCGGAACATTTCTGTATATCTCGTTTTTGTAGCTAGCTAGGAGCCTATCCTCTTCCCGAGCTAAGTTGACATAAGGCTGAGCTAAATTACCTTTTGAGAACTGCCTCCTGTGCAAGGGAGCCATAAGCTTGGCTACGTCTTCAGCCTCCAACACTCCATCTTCTCTTATCTGAGGTGCCCTGTATTGAGAATTAATCCCTAAGGTCGACATATCAGAATACTGCTCAAGAAGATATTGCAACTGAGCTATGTATTGCTCTTTAAGCTCAACCGACGGTTCTTCCCCGTATCTACGCCTCAGGCGACCAATTGTTGCTACATTCTGTAGAACAAAGTCTCCCCCTGAACCCTTGCTTACAGGTAAGGAATTAAATACGTCACTTATAAATGAGTCGTAATTCTGAGATTGTAGCTCAGTGAGGGATGTTTCAGGTGCGGTCTCGTCTGGCTCGATTGGGTCGTCCCAAGAAATGGCAGATGTGTCATAATTACGACCAGACCTTGAAGCCTTAGTTTGCTCAGACGAGGCAGTATCAGGGGCTGCCTCAGCCCCTCTTATTTTGGGCCGCGGCCCTCGCCTTTGTCTAGAATTTCTGTCTGGAGGTTGCCGTCAATATCAAGGTATTGGATTGCAACTCCAGGCTCTCCACCGTCGGTAGCCGGGACTTCTTTAACTTGTTGCACGGTGCCAATGTACCCGCCATCGGGGTCGTACAATGGGTCGCCAGATTGCATATCTTCGGCTAGCTTAGTCCCGCCGGAGGGGGCAGATGCGTCATCGGCTGACTCTCCATCCTCGCCTAAGTACGGTGCATTGGCATCTCCGCCTGCAAAATCAGGGTCCTCAGGGTCGAAGTCAGGATCTTGATCCCTATTCTTGGCGTATTCTTCGAAGTCGATACCTAGCTCGTCTGCTCTGCGGCGTAGCTTCTCGTCTAACCTAACCCACTTCGCGTAAGGAGTTGGAGCATCGTCCGTATGTAGCATATTCCTAGTCTGAAGGTTGTCGACTACCTCCCCGTCGCCGAACCTGACTGCAGCCGTGTCCTTGTAGCCGCCGTTTTTACCAGAAACTGCATTTAGTCTAACCACTGTACCGATTACTAAATCACCCTGGTTGTTGATAAACCGTACTTGGTCTCCAGGCGCAACTATGGTGACACCATCTTCAGATACAAACGGAATTTGATCCTTATTTCTTAGATCAAATGATTCTGATTGTAAGAACCTCTTCAAATTCATAGGTAGCGTCTGTACTACTTTTTCAAGTGCAGTGCCCTTGTAGCGGCTGCCTAGCTCTGTTTTAAGAGTGCTTAGAAGTTTATCGATCGATTCAGGGGAGTTAGGTAGCCTGCCCAAGAGCTGCACAAGGCGCTCTTTAACTAGGGCAAAGTCCTTTGAGTCAACGGCTTCATAGAATGATGCAACAAAGCTACGGCTCACATTGCCGAACTGGTTCCTGTAATTCTTTTTGTTTCCAGTATCTGACTTGTTTAGCTTGCGTGCTCTACCTGTGAGGAACTTAGAAATATTCTCATCTTCGGTCACCAGCCTCCAGTTGTTCACATCTTTAGTCTTGCGAAGGTACTTCAACCTCTGAGCCATATCTTTGTCTGGTCCAAAGTAGCTGCGAAGCTCTTTTTCAACGGGGACGCCTTTAGCGTCCACACCCTTAAGTCCGGGAGTTGTTCTGCCTAGCAGTAAGTCACGGGTCTTTGTTAGCCCGCTGGTCTTACCGTAAAGTCCAGCAAAGCTGTCCTTGTAGTCAGAATTGTAGAAGTCATAGACAACTTCTCCACTATCAGGGTCTGTGACCGTGTAGCGTTCCATGAACTGGTTTCCAATTGTGCGCTGAACTCCAACTTCATAGTTGTAGGTTTTGCCATCAGTATCAGTGAATGACCCTCTCTCTACAACAATAGTTCCGTCTTCCTTAATTTTGGCATTAGGGTTTTCTTCAAGAAGAGCGTCAATAATAGAGTTAGGGTCTTCGACTTGGCGAGGGTTGCCCTTGTCGTTCTCCACCATAATTAGCTTACCGTTCTGGTCTACCAGATTCTTAATTTTCTTGTTGCGGAGCTCTTCGTCAGTCTTTTCAGATGGGGCAATCGGATTACCGTCATCTGCACGGTCTATTTTGTTAACCTCTTCAGACTTAGGTGCCTTCTTAGGGACTACCTTTTTAGGGGTAGTCACTTTTGGAGGTTCCGGTGTCGTGGGGTCAGCAGGATTTTCAGGCTTAGTTGGCTTAGCAGTTGGCTTAGCTGGTTTAGTTGGTTTAGCTGGTGTCAGTTCACTGCCCTCTACTACTGAGTAGTCTCTGCTAGGGACTAGAGGGACCCTAGTCCTTTCCCCCTTAGAGTCCTTGATCTCCATCCAAGACTGTCCACCTTGAGAGACATCTATACGGAGGTTCTCGACCAGGTACTCATTACCTTTGCCGTCAGTTATAACATCACCCTTGTTTAGGGCGGATCCTTTAGCAAGTTTAATCTTAGAGTACGCAGCCTGGACTTTTATCAGCTTACCCAGGTCAGGTGCAGGAGCATCTTGTTCAAATGCAACTAAATACGCTTCATTGGCGGAGTTTCGAACTTTGACAGGATTAAATATATCCAAGAGCCTAGCTAGCTCTGAATCCTTCTCGTCCTGAGACATCCCATCATACTTAGAGTCGGTCTCGCTCTCTTCAATATCTCCAGGGCCGCCTCCACTTTTACCAAAAATTCTCTCAGCGAGCTCAATGTACTGTTCCTTTTGAGCTGGATCATTAGAGTCTATTTTTTCAAGTTCAGCCATTAGTTCTAGGGGTGTCTTGACATCAACAGTTTCTTTAGGATCTTCAACAAGTTTGTTTACTTCTTCACCTTTTAGGGCCTGCTCTGCTAGTGCCGGCGGGAGCTTAGCCAGTGGCTCTTGATCCCTCTCTGAGCGGAAATCTTTGTCCTCATCGGTGGTTAGGCCGCTGGTAGCTAATTCAATGTCCAATTCATCTGCAGGCTGGACGTTTAGACTTGCCAGATCTTGAGGTTGCTCGGCTACTGACTTTGGCAGAGTGTGGGCTAGATCTGGATCTACGCCTCTTGCCTTCAGGAAATCTTTGTCAATCTTTATCTTAGAGCTGACTTCTGCGTTTTTAGGAGTTACCTCTACTACGCTATTCTCTGGGATTCCGTACTCTTCATAGCCCTTGCCGACTAGCATACGAATGTTGTTTACTTCACTCTTGTCGGTTGCAGTTCCACCGATTGCTCTACCCTTTAGCTTTACTATTCCTCTACCATCACCAATGCTAAAAGCTGCCAATAGTGCGGCCCCTGTGACTACCCAACGGCCTTTTTTATCCCTAGGTTGGCCCTTAACACGTGCTTTACGTGCAGCGGTGGAGTTACCGCCTGCTGCGATTAGGGCGTCAAGAGTTAATTTGGACATAGAGGTAATCCTTTATATAGTAATAGAACTAGTTAAAATTTTACCCTATTTGTAAGTTAGTTAGTAGTTCAAGACTCTTTACGAGGCATAGAAGCTAGTCTACCTAACTGCAGTAGGGTAGTCTCACCGAGTGATCCCGAAGCAATCAGAACCTTTATACGGACAGCTGAGTGCAATACCGAAACATCATCAGCTGAATTTGAATAAGTTTGCGTAATTGCAAATCTCTGAGAATCATCTAACTCGGGTGCGCCAGATATCCACAATGCAGAGGCGTAAATAGGTGCCTCTACCCCTGGGTGGCCTTCGGGCAGTAAGTCCGAGTAATCTGACAAGTCATCTAAATCTTCTGACTCTCCAGAAGTCGCATACTCTGCAAAGGTAAATACTTCCCACAGTATTGCGGATCTCAGTGCGTCATTGTCGCCAAGGTAGCTGTACTTGGTGCAGGCTTTTCTAGCTACAGCATAGGCGCTCTCAAGAGAGACTGCCCTGCTAGCACCAAACTCGGAATTTATGCTATACACAACCTCTGTTATCGACGCAGACGAAGGTACGCAGTTAGGGACTTTTTTACCCTTCTTGTCCTTCATGCCTACTTGTACGTAACCCTTCCAGCACGGGTCATCAGACTCTTTCTCTAAAGCTGCTGCAGTAATGCCATCTGCGGACTGGTCGATTGGCACACAGTTAGGGACTTCCTTGCCATCTTTACCTTTTTTTGTGCCAAGTTGTACGTAACCCTTCCAGCACGGGTCATCAGACTCTTTCTCTAAGGACGCGGCTTCATGAGCTGAATCCTTCATTAACTCGCCGTCTGGCATGTAATGGTAACCCTCAGGGGGTTCTTTCTTGCTGTCATCTATAATCTCTTCAGGTGCAGCATATCCGCCAGCAGCTCTAATAACGTTCTTTATGTAGTCTGACATTTAGCGAACTCCTAGGAATGATTTGATCTGCCAGTTGAATGTTTTATGTGTATCAATACGGCCTGCAAGAAAATCCATCAGGCCTTGCTCGTTGCAATCCTGTGCTTTTTTGAAGGTGTCTAATAGTGAGTGCATTAACTCATCGTTTATTCTTTTAGCAGATTGCAATAAGAAGGCAGGAGATGACCCATCTAGGCGATCCTCTTTTATACGAGACATCTCTGCATAATCAGTCAAAAAATATGGGGCAGGAAATCCGGCTTTAAGGATATTCTCACCCAACGGGTCAATCGAACTATCCACGTCTTTATACAGGGTTTTAAAGAACTTGTGGTATTCCCCGAAGTCCGGTCCTAGGACGTTCCAGTGATATCCATGAAAAATAAACTTGGCTGCCACTGTATCTGCTAGCAGGTGCGCTAGCTTTCTCGCTAGTTCTGTGTTCTGATCTGAATGCATGTTAGGCCTCTGGCTCTGCTAGTGGTGGCGCTGTATCAGCGGGGTTTAGAGTGGAATCTTCAACCTGCTCTGAACCGTCTACTTCTGCTGCGGGGGCTTCACCCTGCAATAGTGAATCAATTTCTGGAGGTATTGCTGCCCCTGTGGCTTCTGAGGCATTTGATCGCACCTGTTGCATCATATCGGGGGCTACAGCAGTTAACATTGCCTCTGTAAGCTCAGGTGTTACTTGACCTTTTTGAATGATCAACCTGAGGGCCAGTTCCTTAGGGTCAGGCGCATCTGCATCCGAGAATCCATGGGCCCTACGCCAAGTACTGTAAGAAATGGCTAATTTATCAAAACCAGCATCTGCATCTGTTGCGCGATCATTACGAGTAGCAACCTGTGATGGGTCGTACCAGATACAGACCTTAGAAACTTCTTCTTCAGAGTAACCGTTGGCAATTAGGTATGGACGCAAGTAAACAACATTTATAGCATCAACGATTAGCAACATCAAAGGCTCTATGTGAGCTTTGTAGAGGCTTTCATCAATCTGTAAGGCGTTAGAGTATTTAACGTTGGCAAGTCCCGTCACAATGTCTTTGGGGACGTCTAGGCCCTGCATGATACGCTCTAGAACACGGTCGGAGCGCTCAGCTAGTGCTGGGTCGAACGAACGTTCGAACTTAAACTGCTTGATCTTGTCGCCAAGCTCTGCTGGACCACGGATAATCAAAGGAACGATAGCAGACGCGGAGTCTTCATCCTTGATCGGGGTGGTCATTGCATCGATTAGTTGATCTTCGAAGTCGTCTGCGGCCTCTTCGGGGTTAAACTGCTCGTTGTAGTTACCTTCTTCATCATATGGGTAGTCGGGGTCAGGCGATGCAGCGACCGATAGACCATCAGGTAGATAAAGAGCACCAGCGTTGAGACGAGATCTTGCAGTCGCACGGAAAGTCCTATTCAGTAGTAGTAGTTCGGCACAAAGGTCCAGTAGACCTCTTAGGGATGAGTCAGACTCCTGGCTGTAACGAGGGTGAGCCCTCCAAATTCGGCCAACAAATGCCCCCTTCGGGAGAAGAATTGCATCAAGGTTACCCTGTGACATCATCGAAGCGACCCCTCCACCAACATCGCGGCGAGGATTAATTATATAGTTACCTTTTTGATCTATCTGCAGCTCATCGGTTGACCGGACGTCCCATGATTCAGGAAGACCCGACCCGAGGCGCTCTGGAATCTGAACCAGGTAGCATTCTCCGGTAACTTGCAAGTTTAGGGCGGCATCTTTCAAAAGACCAGGCTGTCCACCGTAGGCGGAACTTAGGCGGTCAAGGGCTCGCTCGGCAGCTGCAGCTAGGCGAGGGTCTACAGACTCTACGTCTTGAATAGGAGACGGTGCTTCGCTTGGATTGCCAACTGCAGCTGGATATAGACGAATTCTTGAGACAACAGACGCAACTAGGTTAAAAGCGTACTTGATTTCGCCAATTGCGTCGTAGTACTCCCATGCTTCCGACTGCCAAGCGAATGCAGCAGACTGCCTGCGAGACTTAAAACGCTCAGCTTCGGTTTTATCGTCTAATTTTACCTGTGAGGCAGCTGCAGTCATGGCCCGCGGTGCATTAAAAGCCTGAGGCTCAGCGTAAACTATTCCAAAGGCATCTACTGACACACCCGGGGCAACCCGAGTAGAGTTTTTTGGGGAACTAGCACGAATAGTTGGGCTAGTTGCCCAATCGTTAGTCGATTTTGCCGGTTCTTTCTTAAAAATACCCAAGACGGGCTCCCTGTCTGTTTAGCGTTCTATCCAAGCGGAAATAATTCCAATCATGGCGGATATAGCCAAGATTAATGATACCACAAACGTAAGTTGAGGTAAAATTGATGCTCCGGCGACAAAAATACCTGCCATCCAGAACCCTGTACACCAGTTACAAGTGATTAAGTACCCGATCTTAGTTCTTGGTGGGAACTTTGACCAAACTTTATTGCGAAATCCATCCGCAATGGCGTCAGTTGTGATCAAATGAGTTGCACGGTAAGCTCCAAGAGCAAGAATTACAAAAGTAAACGCATCTATAGTCATTAGTCCTCCATCGAATTAATTGTATTGTATGGATTCCAGCCACGAAGGCGAGAACCGCATCCGCAGCCTGTATCTTTCTTAAATGCTAGCATCTTTCCGGATGATGTGACAACAAAAGAATCTTTTGTGACCTCTTTTGATGGAATAAACTCAGTATATCGCTCTCTAAAGACGATTTGTGGCCCTTCCGGAGCGTCTTTTGCGACAATAACATGATCTTCAGTGACAATGACTCTAGTTATTTCTAAATACGTTGCGCCCCCGGTGGGCTCGTAGCTTCGGAGTGTAGTCACATCGTCATACTGGCCAGTACCAGCAGCAACCAAGTGGCATGGAAACCTATCCATTAGGACCTTCATGCTACCTGACCCTAAATACGCGACCAACATTGCCAGTATTTGGTCTAGCGACACCCATTTTACGATCTGCGAGGCTTTTTGCACGTAATTTACCACCAGAAAAGCCCGGCGGGGGTTTAATTAGCAGCGCGGTCATGGCGTGAACCATTGCATCGATGCGGTCAGGGGATTTACCTTCTCCTGGGATCCAAGAGTACATTTGAGATTCTAGTTCTGGGAGGTAATTTACGTGGTGGACACGTCCTTGCTCGTATGCAAGAAGAATTGGTTCTGCTCTTAGCTGTTTTCCGTACTTAGAGTGGACCTCGAGGACTTTGACGCTGGGGTCAATAGAGTTAATTGCGTTTCGTACGAGTGCGCCACCTTGATTAACTTCGGCAACAACGGGACAACCCCACTTGCGAGCCATTTCCACAACTTTACGGGCCCAGGTATCTGGGGAACCATGAATTGAAGCGTCCTCAAGAACCCAAGCATGACGCTTGTATAAATCGTGCTCTGCAGTCGATGCGCAGACAACAATACCGCACTCGTCGCGGGGGTTCTCAGCGACCGAAGGGTCAACGCCGATAACACGTAACGGAGTAGACGCAGGGTAATTAGTGTGTCTAGCTGCTTCAACTAGCTCTTCGTTCCACATTGCGCCTTCTAGGTCGTCAAGCATCTCTCCATAGAGCTCTTGTCGAGCTAGAGATGTGCCTTCGTAGACGCCCATAATAGTCTCAAGATATGCGCCGGAGAGGTTTCCAGCGTTATCCATTGTGGAACCTTTTGTGACAACTACCTTTGCGGCAGTCGCCCTATCTGTGCGAGATTCTTCAATAAGTTTGTAGAGAAGCGGAGTACGCTTAGGGGTGGTGGTCGCCAATATCTGTGGGTTCTTACCAAGACGAGTACCGACTCGTAAGTTGTCAAAAGCAGTCATGCCCGCAGCGTCTGGGGTCTGCCGCCAAGCGGCAACTTCGTCGCCCCATGCGTGACTATTGGACGTCGGGATCAGACCTTCACCTGCAAGATAGAGGTGACTTGCAGAGTCAACGGTTATACATCTCATGAATTTTGGAGTGGTTGGGTCGATAGACACAATAGAGTGCTGAGTAGACTGATACTTCCACTCATACTTAGCTTTAGCTAACTTACGTGGATTACGCACGAGGGGGAAGGTGGAGTTAACTTGGACGTACCAAGCCTCTTTACTATAGACTCCGGCCCGCTCCCTAGGTTTCCGATAGTAGACCTTAGGTACCAGACCTAAACTCCTAGCAAGTTCTATGTATCCATCGATTAGTACCTTATTTGTGTTATAGAACCTGAAAGCACCATTTGGCTCAACGCCGCCGTCAGAGTCAGTCAGTCCCTGTAGTAGAGAGAGGCGATCTTCTGCTGACGCCCTTAAGTAGATCTCGGGAACATGCTTGTTGTTGTACAGACCCAACTCCCTCCAAGGAGCTATCAAGTCAGCAGCCCAAACGTGATCTTTATTCATGTCTCTACTGGCTAAGCCTGAACGCCCTAACTCCTCTAAAAGCCATGATTTGTCATCTGTGTGGGTAGCAATGTAACTAGGAGCAGCGCTCGCGCCATCTCCTAGAACTAGTCCAAGCACCCAAGGGTCGATTGGTAGAGGCTCAGTGGATACTACATACTCTACCGCTTTTGTTGCAGGGATGTACAAGCGTCTTTTGGTATTTGCACGTAGCTGGTTAGTGTCTTTTACTTGATGATTAGTGGACTCTCTGCCAAACCGGTCAGTTGCCCATGTCTCAGGGATAACCCCATCAAAGTGAGTGGTAACGTAGCGAAGGTCGGTGTTTGTGAGAACCTTCCACCTGTGCTTGCCGTCTGCGTCAATGTGCGTTCCGTTTGAGAAGTTCAACCTGTAGCTGTCTAGGGCCAGCTCAATCTCGTGGACTGCCGTCACATTGCAGGGGCTACCTAACTCATCGAATACAACATCTCCTACCTGTAGGTCTCCCATAGTTGACCATCCAGTAGGTGTAGGCACAGGGGTAGCAATGTCCAGCCTAAATTGCGGTCCACGCAAACCATCAGGTTCGTCGGCAGTGAAGAGGGTTGCAGTGTTACCATTCGGCCAAGTCAGACGTCTTTTAGACGGCTCGTAGTGTGGCTTCTCTGAAGGAGGGGAGATGTTTATGATTCCGGAATTGTGAGTTTTTATGTAGCTCTCAGTAATTAGGAAGGTGTGATCAGAGGAATCTACAGCTATACATCTAACGGGTACGCTCTCTGTGGGAGAGACGGACTTCACGTACCTCCACTTTTCTTCTGACCTATATTTCTTCAGACTGGCTGCTTTTCGAGTCAAAGAAGCCACAGGTAGTGACGTTGTGAAAGTTATACGATATGCGTCAGACGCAGTGTAGGTTTTGCCATTTGGTGCGGCTACCTGCCTACCACCGAGGCGAAATTTTACACCTCCGTGCTTTATCCCGAGCGTGGAAACTAATCTAGCGACATCGTTAATAAGAGTTTTATTTGTATTGTCAAACTCTATCTGACCCCTCTTGGATACACTGCCATCCGAGTCTATAAGTCCCTGAAGGAGCGACATCCTCTGGTCGATACTTGAGTGAAAGTATGACTCTGGGATGTGTTTATTTTGTATAAGATTGTTTAACTTAAGAGCCCGATTAAGTCCATCCGTGACCCCAAAAGTATAGATAGTCTTATTGTCGGTAGTAGTGTAACCTTCGGAGTCAATTCGAGCACGCACTTCCGGTTGGTCGTCAGTGTGACTGGTGATAGTGGCAGACTTTGCCGTACCGTCCCCAAGCCACATCCCGAGGGTATATGGACCGATTGGCAGAGAAGCATCCTGCCCTACAACAGCAGCTATGCGGATTCCATGATTAGAGTTGAGGTAGCCATTTAAAGTTTTCTGGGTATTGTGCAGCTCTTCGGTAGTCCTAACGCCTTGGTACGTGTTTGGCATTCTCTGCTCGTAACTACGCTCTACATGAGTAGAAGTCAGCCATTTGTGGTTAGCATCTGCAACCACTTCAGTACCTGATATGTCTAACTTGTAGCAAGGTCGATTGTTTAGTACTGAAAAAACGTGAGTTACTTTACATGGGTTGCCGTCGCCGCCTATGACGATGTCGCCCACTTTTACGTCTGCCATAGACACAAAACCAGTAGGAGTAGCTATTTTAGTGTCTAGCGCTAAAGCTTCTCCCTCGACGATTACGTCTCGAACGTCAGCAGCAGTACGAGCAACAAGTGCAAACCGACGTTGACCTTCAGTTGTGTACTTTGCCGTCTCGCGAACCCACTCGGAGGCCATTCTGGTTTTTCCAAATCCACGCCCGGCAAGAACCAACCAAACATTCCAGTCGTCGCTAGGGGGAAGCTGCTCGGGGCGCGCCCAGACATTCCAGTCCCAGAGTAGGGCGTCTGGATCAATCCCCTCTAGTGCAGCAGCCTGCTCCTCTGGAGGGAGCATAGCAATAAGTTCCATAATACTTTTACTCATGGTTACAGTCTATCTCTTTCTCACTTAGGTCGGTAGAGCATCTCTTCAGTGTATGCGCCTTCACCGGAGGATGGGTCAGTTAGGAGGTCCTTGGCCTTAACTTTTATAGAGATTACCTTGCCACCTCCAGAGTAGTCTTTTGCAAGTTGGGGCAGCGTAGTTACCCAATCGCCCGAAACAATTGAGTCGGCATCTGTGGGGACTCCTCTGTAGATTGTGATCTCTTCTTCAGGGTCAAAGCCTAAGTCAGTTAGAGGCGTGTCTTCAGCGGCATTGGACGAACTGTCAGAAGTTCTTTGTCCTGGGTCGTACTCGTTAAAAATGCCTGTCTTTGTCTCTTTAGGCTTGTAGTCCCTGCTCTTGTGAGTCATAAAAGGCTCCCCGCTCAACTCTTGTAGCGTTGAAAGCATTTTCATGGTGTTATCAAAACGATCATTTTTATAAGTCGCGTTCTCTCCTACCGTTTCCGATGAGAATATTTTAGCCGCGTCCAGCCCAATCTTACCGTTATCCAACTCAACAAATAAACTTTTTATATTTGCAAAACTAAGAGTGTTGCCGGAGTTTTTATAGTCTTCGTATGACCCGTCCCCGTGGAGTTGCTCGAACTTGGATTTAATTGCTGATGCCTCGAGGCCATACTTATCCAAGAAGTCTGTAAGCGTTTCACCCAGCGGTTCCACCTCATGGAAATCAAAGGCTCCAGCAACGCTAAAGTGACGATAAGGAGTTCCGCCC